GGTGGTGCAACCTGTCGCACAACAACCACAGATTGTCATCAACAATGCACAGACTCAGCAAGCATCAAGCGGAGGCACTAAGACTGTCATTGTTAAGGAGAAGGCTGCAAAAGAAAAACCTAAAGTTCCTACAGCTAAAGAAGAATTAGAAAAACCACCACAATGGTAAGATGGAGTATTTGCTTATTGCTATTGTCGTTGTCATCTTATGGGCAGATTGCCACGACCAAAACGGAGGCGTATCAAGCTAGTTTTGAGAAGAAGATTAATATCGACTCATTGATGGACTATGATGGTCCTAAGATTCCTATTCAGTTATTATCGATTGGCATCAATGAGGATATCTATGCATCTTACCCAGAACTAAAAGATAAGCGTGTTGGACTAGGTGTGACTAATATTGTAGTTGAGTTCTTGGAAGAGACTAACCGCTTCACATTTACTGAAGATAAAGCTGAGATTAAGAACCGTATGGTCAAACAGTTTCAGGCTAGTCAGGCAGGCATATCAGAGAATAAACTAGATGGCAGAGGCAAGATTAAACTTGCTCAGTACTTTGTGTACATCGAGTGCTATGATTTTTCGGTTAGTGAAGACGAATCTATTAGTTTAAAAGATGGTGCCAAGCAAACAGTAGTAACAAGACTTGGCTTGCAAGTTAAGTTTGTGAATGCTGAGACGGGTGAGTATTTTACAGGCTCAGGGTTGGGTGAGGCTAAGACAACACGTGAGGCTACACTAATGAATGACGGTAACTTTGCAGAAATTAAATTTAATCAATCCACTATAGGCACAACGACTAAGAAAGCGTTGGAGAATGCTGCTAGTAAAATTATTGTGCGGATGATTAAAAAGAAAATCTTTAAATGAAATGGATAGTATTTATAGCCATACTTATCTTACCCACGATTATGTACGCACAAACACTTACACAGGTGTTCGTGGATCCGTGCAGTGGCAAGGTAACAACTGTAGTAGTACCATTAGCGGGCGGCAAAACTACCGTGGTTTACCGAGGGCAGTACAAAGTAGTGACGGCAAACGATATTACAAGTGGAGCTCTGCAGGCGTGGATAAATGAGTTAACGGTTAATTTTCCTTGCCCTCAAGCAACGATTGCGGTAACCCAAACAGTAGCAAGTGCAGTATCCCAAGCAGTAGCAGCAGCAACAACAGCGGCAACAGCTACAGCAACAAGTGCAGCTACATCAGCAGCAACATCTGCAGCCACAGCGGCAGCAGCACCTGCACCGGTAGCAGAAACAAAAACGTCAGAAACTAAAACAGAATCTAAAAATGAAGAGCAAAAGTCCGAAAGTGGGGGCAAAAGTAAGTCCGAAAAGAAAAGTGAGAGCAAAAGCAAGTCATCTTCGTCGAATCCAATTATTTATTCTTCGGATTTTACGGTCGCTCCATCTAGTGAAGTAACATCTATTATTGCTAGTGTTGGTATGAGCCAAGCATCCTTGATGGGTAATTCATCGTGGGGCATTAACTCTATGATATGGTCAACCTTTGACCAATTCGCACTAGGAGCTAGATATACTTTGATGAACTTTAATCAAGGTAAGCTAGAGTCCATCTCAAACTTTGGCGTTACAGGCGTTTATTTAGGAGGAAATGTGTTAGGCTTTGTAACGGCTGCTTACATCGTCCCTATGGGCAAGTATGGCACCACAGGAGCCAACTATACTTTGTCGGTTGCAGGAGCAAACGATGAGGCTAATATATCCAACAATATATTATTATTCTACACTGTACCTATCAAGATAAATAAGTACGTATCAATTAGTCCTGATTTATACGTGTCAGGGTCATCCACAGGCTACCTAACAAAACAGAAAGTATTTGTGACTAGCAATGACATAGGCATTTTAACAGGTGCCTCATTTGACATTGCACTAACCAAACGCTTTAAGTTTAACTTTGCATTAAAGACGGGACTCAACACCAATCCCGCTGTTCCTCAGTCCTATCTTGGGATGATAGGCACCAAAATAAACTTATAAGTTCTTTTTCGTATTTTTGCTAGATAATAAGCAAAGACTTTCTCAATGGCAAGAATACAAACATACCCGAATGACGTATACGTAACGGGAGGTGATAAGTGGATCGGTTCAGACGCTAACAATGATTTTATAACCAAAAACTTTACAGCAGATGCTGTTGCTGATTATTTTAATCGTGTAGGTATTATCGATACAGGTAGTTTTAACTGGACGTACAAAATGTACGCTTCAACTGGAACTCAACCTGCTAAGACGTTTGAATTAGTTGACCATCCATATGATACAGTAGATGTTATTGGACTTGCAGGAACTATCAAGGTTTCTTTCTTAACACTTGCTAATACACAACCGGGTATTTTCATTGAGCAGGCTTGGTTAGATAAAATTATTCTTGTTAATCGACCAGGATTTCCTAGTGAATACGGACTATATAAAGTAACTGCTGTTGTTCATAGTGGCGATTATTATTTCTTAGATTTAGATTTTATTGGTGGTCATTCAGGAACCATTGAAGAAGATGAGCCAGTTACATTTGGGTTATTCTCAGGCGTAAGTGGCACATCAGGTACTACAGGAACGTCAGGCACTTCTGGTACAACAGGTACATCAGGAACTAGTGGCGTAAACGGTACTAGTGGCTCATCAGGAACTACAGGTACGTCAGGTTCTAGTGGCACGACAGGAACTTCAGGTTCTAGTGGCACAACAGGTACATCCGGAACTACAGGCACAGGTGGCACATCGGGTACTAGCGGAACAAACGGTTCAGATGGTACATCAGGTAATACTGGAACAAGTGGTACGTCAGGTATTGATGGCTTTGATGGCACATCAGGTACTTCAGGTACTGACGGAACAGGAGGGACAAGTGGTACTAATGGTTCTGCAGGAACTTCAGGCGTATCAGGAAGTAGTGGTACAAGTGGAGTAGATGGAACATCAGGAGTAAGTGGCACTAGCGGTATTGACGGAACTAGTGGTAGTAATGGTACATCAGGTGAGTCTGGTACATCAGGTATAAGTGGGACTAGCGGTGTTTCAGGATCTTCTGGCACATCAGGAGAAAGTGGAACTTCCGGTACTACAGGTACATCAGGAACAGGTGGTACTTCGGGGGTTGATGGTGTTAGTGGTGGTCGTGTTTACTACTTTAACAATAGTCAATCATCATCTGTTTCTCCATACAAAGTATTGTCTACTGAACCTACATTAGGTGCATTACAGACTGTAACTGTCAATATGAATGGTAACCAACAAAATGTGTTGGTTCAACAATTTATAACAGAGCAACTAGGATTTACTATTATTCCTTCTGGTGTACAAAGATTCCATCTTCATACACTAAAGCCTCAGAATAATGACAATATACAAGTTTATGTAACATTACAGCTTGCCGACTCAACAGGTACGCCTTATGGTACATTAGCTACTTCATCTGTAGTTCTTTTATCGTGGTTTGGAACAGGTGTTATTGCAGAGACTACAGTGGACTTTGTGTTCCCACATACGACAATCGATGCAACAGACCGCATGATTGTTAAGATTTACTATAACAATAATGTAAGTACTTCAAAAACTGCAGAGTGGTACACAGAGGATAGCGAGTATTCTTATGTTACTACGTCAATTGCCGCAGCATCAGGTACAAGTGGCGTAAATGGTACTTCAGGTACATCAGGGGTAAGTGGAACTTCAGGAACCACAGGTACAAGTGGTGTAGACGGAACATCGGGGACTGCAGGAACCTCAGGAGCTGACGGAACAAGTGGAGTAAGCGGAACGTCGGGAGTTAGTGGCACGTCAGGGGTAGATGGCACAAGTGGGGTTAACGGTACAAGTGGCACGTCAGGAGTAAGCGGAACTAGCGGTAGCTCAGGAGTAAGCGGTACAAGTGGAGTAGATGGCACAAGTGGCACAGGAGGTACATCAGGGACTAGTGGGGTGAATGGTACGTCAGGTACAGGTGGTACAAGCGGTACAGCAGGAACAAGCGGTACAACACCAGACACATCTTTATATGTGCTAAAGTCTGGTAGCACAATGACAGGTGCATTAGTTATTAATCCTGCAAACACAGGCGTAATTGGACTTGATGTAGCATCTGATACAATTAGATTACGTGCAGATAGTACTAATCCTTTTGCTCGCCAATTAACTACTACTTTGGGTAGTGGTACATTGGTTAAAATTCAAGCAGCAGGATATGGTGCAACTTACGTTACTGACTTAGGATTCTATACATCATCTGTATCATCAGTTAATAGCACACCAAACATTTACTTAACAGGTGGCGATAATCGTGTAGGTATTAATACTATTACACCTGCTTATACTTTAGATGTAGTAGGAACTGCAGGAGTTTCAGGAGTGTTGACATTAGGTTCTACTATTTCAAATGGAACTTATAACTATACATTACCTAGTGCTTCAGGCACACTTGCTTTAACAAGTCAAATACCAAGTGTTACGGGATTTGTGCCTTATTCAGGGGCAACTTCTGCGGTAAACTTAGGTATATATGCTTTATTTACTTCAGGAACATATATAACAAAAGTAGGCACTCAATCAGGTGCTATACTTTTTGAGCACGCATCGGGTGGAACATTAGCTCCTTCAGGATATTCTGCAATCGGAATTACAGGTACTGATGGAATAGTGATGGCATTTAATGGGAGTTCTAATACTATAACATTTAAAAATAATTTATTATCAGCTGCACAAATCTATTCTTTACCTAATGCTAGTGGTACTATTGCCCTTACTTCTAATTTGAGCTCTTATGTACCTTATACGGGTGCGACAGGTGCTGTAAATTTGGGTGCATATGATTTAACTGTCAATTCAATAAAAGTTGGTAGAGGAGCAGGAAGTATAGCAGATAATACTGTAGTAGGTAATATTGCTCTTAATGCCAATACAACAGGAAGTAGTAATACTGCAATTGGTTACGCAGCTAGTAATGCTAATACAACAGCGGGTAATAATACATCTGTTGGATATTTTGCCTTAGCGGGAACTACAACAGGGGGAAATAATACCGCAATAGGGTCGGGTGCCCTTATAAACAATTCAACGGGGACTTTTAATACAGGTATAGGTAAAGATGTTCTTTCATCTAATACAACAGGTCAAAATAATGTAGCGGTTGGTCCTCAAGCTCTTTATTCTAATTCAACTGCAAATAATAACTCTGCGTTTGGTTATCAGGCTTTATTTTATAATACAACAGGAGCAAATAATACTGCAATAGGTAAAGGAGCGGGAATAAACTTAACAACAGGAAGCAACAATACAATTATTGGTGGTTATGCAGGTGATGCAGCAATGGCTAGTAATGTTGTATTATCAGATGGTGCGGGAAATATTAGATTTCAATGGGATGGCACAAATATTAAGTTAAATGGAAACACAGTAGGCTCTAATGCTTATACTTCAACGGCTTACCTACCTTTAAGCGGAGGCACACTTACGGGAGCTTTAAGCGGTACAAGTGCTACGTTTAGCGGAGATGTTACTGCTGGAGATGGTACTGGTTCTGTTAGTATGGTTATTAATAGAGGAGCAGCTGGAAATAGTAATGGTTTAAGATTTAGAACTGCTGGAACTAATAATTTTTATATTGGAAGTGGAGCAACTGGAGCAAATACAGATTTAGAGATTTATAATCATAATACTGCTACTACAAACTTAAGGTTTGCTTACTCCACAGGCGCAGCCACGTTTTCGAGTAGTGTTACGGCGAGTAAACTAATAGTAGACGGGGCTTCTAATGGTAATAATTCACAATTTGCTTTAACTAGAACAGATAGCTCTTGGGGTATTTTTAATGAAACTGATTTAAGATTTTATCAGTCTAATAGTAATACTTCTAGTCCGGCTAGTGTTAAAATGGTTATTACAACCTCTGGCAACGTAGGCATCGGAACGACGGCGCCAAGTGCTTTATTGCATATTGATAAAAGCACAAACTCAGGAGACTTTGGAGTTTACCCTTTATCAATAGTTAGAAACTCTTTAGCTACTCAAGGAGATGGCTCAACTTCATATAATTTTGCTGGTTCATTAATACAATCAGGTAATGGAGCTGTTCAATTTTATCGTCAGACAAGCTATGCTGCAGGTGCTTGGGAGCCGCAGGGTATATTAAATGTTGCAAGTAATCATCCGATGACATTTAAGACTAACAATACCGAACGTATGCGGATCACTTCCTCTGGCAACGTAGGCATCGGAACGACGGCGCCGAGTGGTATATTTGAAATTAGTAAATCTAATACCGATTATTTAAGTACATCTGCTGGTCACTTGATATTAAACAATCCTAGTTCGACTGGACAGACTTCTATCTATATGCAAACTAACGGAACTGTTAGAGGTAAATTTAGAGTAGATTTTAATGGAGATTTAGCTTATGTAGCAAATGGCGGAGCTCATACATTCTGGACTGGTGGAGATTATTCTGTAGGCTCCGAACGTATGCGGATTACTAGCGGGGGCAGACTTTTAGTAGGACAAACATCTGCTTCAGCAGCTAGTGTAAGTGGAGCTTGTATATTTGGTGATACAATTATGACTGGCTCTTATGCTGGTATTTTCTGGGAAAACAGAAGCGGAGGAGTAACGACAAATAGTAACTGGTACGGATGGTACACAACAAGTGGAACTATTTACTTGTTTAATGGTGCTTCAAACATTGCTTCAATAAATACTTCAAGTGGAGCATATACAGCTTTATCTGATATAAATAAAAAGAAAGATTTCGAAGATTCTTCAATCGGTCTAAATGCTATTATGGGATTAAAGCCCAAATTATTTAGAATGAAAGACCAAGATGAAAGCTCAAGCAAGCAATTAGGTTTTATAGCTCAAGAGGTTAAAGATTTTATTCCTCAGGCATATATAGAAACTAAGAGCGAAAAAGAAAACTTTATCGGATTAGACGATAGACCAATTATTGCAGCTTTAACTAAAGCAGTGCAAGAATTAAAAGCAGAATTAGACACATTAAAAAATAAATAATATGGCATTCAACTGGGTAATATCTCAATTAGATTCAATTCCAACATTAGACGGAATGGACAAAGTAATTTCTACAATTCATTACAGAGCTCAAAAGCAAGACGAAGCCTTTACGGCTGACACTTACGGAGCTTTATCAGTAGATGCACCACACGAAGCGAGCTTCACTCCTTACGATGAAGTCACGAAAGAAATGGTCGAAGGATGGCTTGAAGCTGGACTAGATACCGAAGCAATCGAAGCTAATTTAGATGCACAGATAGAGAACTTTTTGAATCCACCGATTGTGAACTACGGACTGCCGTGGGCTACTCCTACTTTGCAAGAAGAAATTGTTGCAGGAGACCAACCTATTGTGTAACTTTACAAAAAAAATATATATTATGAAACTAAACTTTAATTTTAATCTAGTCGATTTAGACGGTAAGGAAATTGACAATGCTAATGCAGGTAAGTTAATCGCTAACTCATTAGTACAACAATCTAAGGGTGATGCTCTTAAGTTTTGGGAATGGGCTTTGGCTCTTAACAAAGGCGAAGAGTTAGACCTTGACTCATCTGATCAAGAGACTTTAAAGAACTTCATCAAGGATAGCGAGAACTTTGCTATTATTGCTAAGGCTCAGTTATTGAAAGTTCTTAAGAAGGACTAGTTTATTAATCACATCATCAGCAGTTATACTCCTCTGGCATTCAAATTGTCGAGGAGTATTTTTGTTTACAGCAATCCCATATCAATTGCTTCTTGCTTTGTTATAAAACCAAGTTCTGTTAAATACTTCTTTATATACTTTCTTTCTATACCAGTAATCGTTTCCGCTTGTCTTAAAGATTCGTATACATAAAACTCATTATTAATATATCTGTATAACTCTATTCTTTTAGGACTAGTAATTCTTAATTTGTCTCTTTCTTTATCAGTAAGTTTTCTGTTTTTAGCTTTAGCAGATAATTTCAACTTATGCTCATTTGATAATTTTTTGCCATACCAGTAATTCTTATCTCCTTTTAAACTTTTAGATATTTTTAATTTCACATCATCTGAAACTTTTTTACCTAATGCTTTTTGGGATAATATATTTTTTGTTTCTTCTGAATGATGTTTACCATAAAAAGAATTCAATGGGCCAATTGAGCTTTCTGACATCTTCTGTTTTCTTTCTTGGGTATATATCAAGTTTTTTATATCCTCTCCCCCATCAGTTAGATTAACTAAGGTACCATTATTCAAATCTTTTCTTCCATATAACTTTATGAATTCCATTTCTTTTTCACACGCTTCTTCACGACTTAAATCATCAAATAATATATCTACTCTGTAATCAGATATATTAATAACATTATGCCAATAGTTGTTTCTATTCTTTTTACAATATGCTCTCCTAGTATTATTTCCAATACCAATATAAAACACCTTGTTAGTATCTAATCTTATATGCCTATATACTATTGCCATTATATTATCTTTTTTATTTCTTCAATAACCATTTCAGCTGTTATTGTTTTTTGACATTCAAACATTCGATCAGAACCTTTATGTACGGGACACCAAGACCAGTCCCCCTTATCGAATTTGAAGTTTTTATTGTTCCAGCATCCGGTACATACATTTTTATTGTATGGTCTAATACATTCAAATTCGTGACCTATCTCACTAAATCCAGCTATCATTACAACCTTCTTTCCTAACCCCCAAGCGGTCCACGCAATTCCCGATCCCAAAGCAATAGTAAACTCACTGTGGTCGATTAACGCCATTGTGTCGTAGATATTGTGATTAATAATCTGCTCACAGTTATCGAACGGATTCTCTTCAAGCGATACGTTAATTACTTTGTAGCCTTTGCTAACTAAGTAGTTAATCACTCCTTGCCACCCCTCCTTTGTCCAGAACTTACATCCTGATGTAGAGTTGGTAGCAATGGTCACATACTTACTCTCAGGTAATGCTTTCTTAGATGCATACATTAATCTTGGGCTAATTTCTTTGAAGTCAAGGCCGAGAATATTGGTTGCTGCCTCTTGTAGCTTAATTGTATTTGGTAATACTGGTTCCTTGTTCGTATCGTAGAACCAGCCAATGTTATACTGAGCATAGATATTAGGAACTACTGTGCCAGGTTCTACTAACTCTATCTCAGGAATGTCCAGTATTTTATTTAAAAAAGTGGACATAATTACCTTGCATCTGTGTTTCTTTTGAAACTCTACAGCGTATGGTGCCCAAGCAATTGTGTCGCCTAATGACTTACTAGATAGAGCAATATACACACGCTTGCCTTCTAGGTCAAGTACGTTATCGTGAATTAGTTTACCATCCATGTAGACTTTACTGTGCCACTTAGTATAGTATTGTCTGTTTAGTTTGACCCAGCTATTTGATCCGATAGTATTCTCGTAGACTAGTTTATCGCCATCAAAGTATTGTACCTTAAAGTCTGCTTTCAGTCCTGACTTAATTTCTAGGTATGGCTGGACAACAAAGTGTTGGATGATGGTTACATCTTGTTCTTGTTTGTCTAGTGTCATTACTTTGTTGTAGAAGTCAATTTGCTTCTGAGTGAATATCTCAGTCGTATTATCTATAGGTATTATATAATTAGAATATACTGACCTTAAATCAGAGTCAATAGGTTGAATATATTTATCAAACATTGACCCATACTGTGGTAAGTTTCTAGCTACAATAGGTAATCCATATCCTATTGCTTCCCGTAATACCAAAGGGTTGCATTCCCATGTAGAATTAAACATGAAAATATCTGCCAACAACATGAATCGGTGTGCATCATTTCTCTCTCCCCACACTTTAACATTAGTTGGCAAATCTTTCATTAATGGCTCCCAGTAATGCTTGAAATTTATAGCTTGGTTTCCGATAAAATGAAAGTCCATTTCAGGATACTTTCTAGCTATCTCAATCCCTTCAGCTTGATTTTTACCAGGAGTCCAAAGACCTACACTAACTACATTTTCTTTACGAAAATCAAACCCTTGTCTATGTATATCCATACAAGTATCAAGGTCATCTGTCTTGTCATCAATTGGAAACTCAATCACCTCTTTGTAAGATGGCGATGAAGCGAATGTATCCAAGTGATATGGCGTGCAGAAATAGTACGCATCAGGATGAAATATCTTTTCTTTGTCGTGGTTAAACGACACGTCGTGACACGTCTCCACAATTCGGTAACTTCGTTCTTCACGATATAACTCAGAAATCATATCACGATTAAACCTTTCGGCTGGCTCGTGAATGTGAACAATGTCGGGATTGAATTTTGCGATGATGTTGAATAACTCCATCTTGTCTTCGTGCAGAGTATGAAACGGGACTAGTTCCTTAATTTTATTTCTTTGCACGACATAGTCTAAGCTATGGCATTGATACTCTACTACCTCAATCTCAAATGTCTTATAAAGAGTTTGAACACTCTTTAAAACAAAACCGGGCATCCCCCCAGTCGAACAGTGAGCAAGTAGGAATAATATTTTTACTTTTTCTCCTTCCATACGAATCCACCAGCGTGGTTGTAAATATTTTTAATATTAAAATGAATACTCTTTCTGTCTACTTTGGTCGCTTTATAAGCATCTAATACAGACCTATGTTCGGCAATAAATTCACCTTCCTTAGTATATTGTATAACAGGTGTTTTTCTGCAATTTATAAGGCCCGTTCTATGTGCATGATATTTATTTTCGCTATCTGTAACCCACTCTAGGTTTTCAATATTATTGTTTAAAGGATTGCCATCTATATGATTTATCTGCGGCTTATTATAAGTATTAGGAATAAATGCTTGAGCGATTAATCTATGAACAAGTTGGTGTTTCTTCTTGTTGTCTTTCCACAATTCAACCATAAGCCTACCTTGTTTGATAGTTTGTTTAATTTTGTGCTTTGTATTGATGTTTGTAACAATCCCTTGCAAGTCGATTGTATAATTTGGATACGCTTCTATTAATTTTTCCATTTTAATATTATTATTGTGTATAATGATAATCCAAAATTACGTAATATTACGCCATAATAAAATATAATTAGTACTTTTACAAAAAAATATAATACAATGGATAAATTAACACAAGACGAGTTGGATCGTTTCAGAGCCGCTCATACAGAAATCAGAAATCTTCGCAACGCTTTAGCAGATGCTGAGATTACAATTCACAATTCCAAAGTAGAGAAACAATCTATTTTAGCTCAGTTAGATACAGCTGGTACAACACACGTTGCTATCCAACAAGAACTACACGCTAAGTACGGAGATATCACGATTGACTTTGCGACAGGAGAAATCAAGAATAAAGATGGTAATTCGTAAAATATCAGTTGGTGCAGACTACAAGAATGCAATGAATTATATGCATAATCAAGTAGTCTTACAGGGTAACTATAGGATTCATTTGATTCGTCAGACCGAAGCAGGAGATATTGAAATCTACATTGAGTCTAGTGATGAGGTGGTCTTGTGGAAAAAGATTAATGGCAACATGCCATTCTTAATTGAATATAATATAGATTTCTAATATGAAGTCCCCATTTTACTTTATAGTGCAACCCCGTGATGGCAAGAGATATGACAACACGAGGGGAGAGCTCATTATTTCTACATCGAAAGAAGACCACCTTGCCACTATGCGTGAGGCTGTTGTTATCTCTACGCCTATTGGATACGAGGGTCCCGTTGAACCAGGTGATACGGTCATTGTGCATCACAATACTTTTAGGTTGTATTATGATATGCGTGGTAGAGAGAAGTCTGCTTGGAATTACTTCCGAGAGGACTTATACTTTATTGACGATCCATATGCATATAAGAAGCCTGGTGCTGATTGGATTGGTATTGGTCGCTACGTGTTCATCTCTCCTGTGGAGAATGACTACACAGGCATACTTACTGCAGACGCAGAGAAGCCTCTTGTAGGCACGATAAAGTATCCAAACGAAGAAGTACTAGCACTAGGATTAAAAGAGGGCGACACGGTCACGTTTGAGCCTGAGAGCGAGTATCCATTCTATATTGACGGTCAGAAAGTATACCGTATGTATACTAAGAATCTAACAATTAAATTAGATGAATAGAATAACAGAACTTAAGAAAAGAATTATTGAGTCAGGGTATAAGGCTGTTGAAGAATTAATTAAAGTTGCTGAAGAGAAAATCATTACCCATATGGATGACGACTTGTCTGCAGACAAACTTAAAAATGCCGCTGCAAGCAAGAAACTGGCAATACTTGATGCCTTTGAGATTCTTAAAAGAGTCGAGGAGGAGAATAATATTATTGAGGGAGTAGTTGGAAACTCTGCACCTACCAACCGTGGGTTTGCAGAACAAAGAGCAAAAGGTAAATGATATGGAAACTTGGAAAGATATAATTGGATACGAAGGTTTATACCAAGTGTCAAATATGGGAAATGTGAAGAGTTTGTCAAGAATTATTGACAGAGGTAGTTTACCAAGCAGACTTCAGAAAGAGAAATTAATGAAGAAGACTGTTAATAAGCAAGGATACCATGTTGTAAACTTGAGTAAAGATAAAAGACAGAAGTTACATAGTGTTCACTTTTTAGTTGCTTCTTGTTTTTTAGGAGATAGAAATGGGTTAGATACCAATCATATAGATAGAAATAAATCTAATAACTGCTTGTCAAATCTAGAGTATGTTTCTAGAAGAGAAAATACTTGTCACGGAAAATCAAGAAAACATTCCTTCCCAGGTATAACATTCAGGAGCAGAATAAAAAAATGGACAGCTAACCCTGTTTTCAATGGCAAAATTATTGAGTTAGGTTCGTTTGATAATCAAGACGATGCAATATCTTGCATTAAAAACTTTTACAAAGAAAATAACATTGTAAACAAATACGCATGAGTTTGTATAATGTGATTGATAATGTTGTACCACAAAAGATTCTTGATAAAAAAAACAACAAGAAAGAATGGGAATATGGATATGATCCTGAATATGACATTGTAATTATATCTAAAGATGGAACATTAGGTGAAGTATATGAAATACAAAATCTGAAAATCGGATTGCCTTTATCTCCAGATAAGATAAATTACGAATACAACAAGTGGATAGTTAAAGATTTACCAAAAGAATTATCTAGAGTTAAAACTATTTTTGATTGGAATAGAAGGGATAATTCATTTAAGTCCAATTGGGTAGATTATATCGAAGAGGAGTTTAATCGCAGAGAGTATGGGTATTGGTTTATTAATAATAACCAAAAAACATACATTACAGGTTCTCACTATATGTACTTACAGTGGTCTAAAACTGATGTTGGTCATCCTGATTTTCGAGAATCAAATAGAATATTTTTTATATTTTGGGCTGCTTGTATAGCAGATAACAGATGTTATGGAATGATTTATTTAAAAAATAGACGTTCCGGATTTTCGTTTATGGCTTCTTCTGAAGCAGTTAATATCGCTACACTTGCCAAAGATGCTCGTATTGGTATGGTGTCCAAAACAGGTTCTGACTCAAAGAAAATGTTTACGGATAAAGTTGTTCCTATTGCAAATAATTATCCATTCTTTTTTCAACCCGTAAGAGATGGTATGTCAACTCCTAAAACAGAGTTAGCATTCCGTGTACCAGCCTCTAAGATTACCAGAAAAAATATGGATCAGGAGACTGAGGATGACATTGATGGATTAGATACTACAATCGACTGGAAGAACACAGGAGATAATGCGTACGATGGTGAGAAATTGTTATATTTGATTGAGGATGAGGCGGCTAAGTTGGAAAGGCCAATGAGTATTTTGAACGGATGGCGTGTGAGAAAAACATGTTTGCGTTTAGGGGCTAGAATCATTGGTAAATGTATGATGGGGTCTACATCTAATGCCCTTGATAAGGGTGGTGATAATTATAAAAAATTATATTATGAATCAGATGTTAGGAAAAGAAATGCAAACGGTCAGACTATTTCGGGTTTATACTCGTTATTTATTGAGATGGGTTATAACTTTGAGGGATATATTGATGAGTACGGTCACGCAGTCCTAGAGACACCGGAGAAGCCTGTGCGTTCAGCAGAAGGTACTTGGATAACACAAGGCGTAATTGAGTATTGGAATAATGAGGTTGCATCATTAAAGGCTAACCCTGATGCACTAAATGAATTCTATCGTCAGTTCCCTAGAACAGAGTCACACGCTTTCCGTGATGAGACTAAGTCATCTTTGTTTAACTTGACTAAAATCTATCAGCAGATAGACTACAATGACAGTTTAATTCAAGACCACGTCATAACACGTGGATATTTTCATTGGGCTAATGGGGAGAAGGATACCAAGGTAGTTTGGACACCCGATAAGAATGGTCGGTTCCTAGTATCTTGGATACCGGGGCCAGGCATCAATAATAATTATATTACTAAGAATGGGAATAGATACCCGGGTAATGAGCATATTGGTGCGTTTGGTTGTGACCCCTACGACATCTCAGGTGCGACCTTTGGTGGTTCAAACGGTTCGCTCCACGGGCTAACTAAGTTTAATATGACAGGGGCTCCATCTAATACATTCTTTTTGGAATACATTGCTCGTCCACAGACAGCAGAGATATTCTTCGAAGAAGTACTGATGGCTTGTGTATTCTATGGTATGCCTATTCTTTGTGAGAACAACAAAGCACGTCTACTGTATCACTTTAAGAATAGAGGCTACCGTGGGTTCTCAATGAACCGTCCTGATAAGCACGCACATAAACTGTCATTCACAGAAAGAGAGATTGGTGGTATACCATCATCAAGTGAAGATATTAAGCAGGCACACGCCACAGCAATCGAGACATACATCGAGCGTTTTGTGGGATTAGACATGGAGGGCAACTACCGTCAGCCTGATGAAATAGGTGATATGCCGTTCAATAAGACACTTCAAGACTGGGCTAGATTCGACGTAAACGACAGAACTAAATTTGATGCGTCAATTAGTTCGGGATATGCTATTATGGCAAATCAAAAGCACGTATATTTGCCTGAGAAAAAAGAGTCAAAAATAAGCATTAAATTTGCAACTTACGATAACACTGGTTCCTTCAGTAGAATTAACAAGATATGAACAAACCTCTTGGAATATTAATGCCAGATACCCAATTCCCTTCGCAGTTAGCGACTGATCAGGAAAAGGCATCATGGGAATATGGCTTAAGAATTGGGCAAAGCATTTCATATGAATGGTTTGCAAAGACAGGCAACAGTTGCCGATACTATTCACAATGGATTGATTTCCACCGTATTAGACTATACGCTAGAGGTGAGCAACCAGTAGCTAAATATAAAAGCCAATTAGAAGTAGATGGCGATATGTCGCACATCAACCTTGATTGGACTCCTGTGCCAATTATCCCTAAGTTTGTTGACATCGTTGTAAATGGTATGCATGACCGATTATTTGAGGTTAAAGCATATGCACAAGATGCAATGTCATCTAACAAACGATCTAAGTTTCAAGAGATGGTTGAGGCAGATATGATTGCCAAAGACTTATTAGTTCAAACTAAGCAAGAGTTTGGCATTGATGCATTCAATGTTCCTGAACAAGATTTGCCTGAGAACGACCAAGAGTTATCGTTATATATGCAGCTTAATTATAAGCCTGCAATTGAGATTGCTGAAGAGGAGGCAATCAATACTATTTTAGACTTAAACCATTATCAAGATATTCGCAAAAGGGTCGACTACGATATCACAACAATTGGCATAGGAGTAGTAAAGCACTCATTTGTCCCAGGAACTGGTGTTCGTGTTGAGTATGTTGACCCCGCTAACATTGTTTATAGTTACACAGAATCCCCAACATTTGAAGATTGTTTCTATTGGGGAGAGGTAAAGCAAGTACCTATTACTGAACTAATTAAGATTAAGCCAGACATTACAAAAGAGGAGTTGGCAGAGATTCAGCAATTAGGAACAGCGTGGTACAATTATTATGGAATTATGCGTCCTTACCGTAGCGACATCTTCAACAGAGATGTGGTTACGTTATTATATTTTAATTATAAAACTGACAAGACATTTGTTTACAAGAAGAAATATCTTGAGAACAATGGCGTTCGTGTAATCCAAAAAGATGAAAATTTCAACCCTCCTGAAGGAACTGAAGAAAGATTCGAAAGAATTGAGAAGAGAATTGACGTATGGTACGAAGGTATTATGGTACCTGGATCTCCTTATTTACTTAAGTGGGAGCTTGCTCGCAATATGGTTCGCCCTAAGTCTGCTTCTCAGTATGCGTTACCAAACTACATCGCTGTAGCACCAAGAATGTACAAAGGAATTGTTGAGTCATTGACTCGTCGTATGATTCCTTTTGCTGACTTAATTCAAATGACCCATCTTAAATTACAACAAGTTCTACAACGTGTTGTGCCGGATGGTGTGTTTATCGATGCTGATGGTATCAATGAGGTTGACTTAGGAACAGGTGGTGCTTACAATCCAGAAGATGCTCTTCGTTTGTATTTCCAAACGGGTAGTGTTATTGGACGTAGTATGACAACAGATGGTGATTTAAACCACGGCCGTATTCCTATCCAAGAACTTAATACTAATAGTGGCCAAGGAAAGATTACTGCATTAATTAATGCATACAATCAATACTTGAGTATGATACGTGATGTAACAGGATTAAATGAAGCTCGTGACGGATCAACTCCTCATCCTGATGCATTAGTTGGTGTACAAAAACTTGCTGCATTAAATTCAAATACAGCAACTCGCCATATCTTAGAAGGTAGTTTATTTATTACCCGTAAATTATCTGAGGCGTTATCGCTTCGTGTTGCTGATATCTTAGAATACTCTGACTTTAAAGAAGAGTTTACTATGCAAATTGGTAAGTATGCTGTTGGTCTTTTAGAAGAAATTAAAGACTTGTACTTACACGACTTTGGTATTTTCATTGAGGTTGCTCCTGATGAAGAAGAAAGAGCTCAATTAGAAGCTAACATTCAGGTCGCATTACAACGTGACCAAATATCGCTTGAAGACGCTATTGATATTCGTCAAATGAAAAATATTAAGTTAGCTAATGAGTTGCTTAAGATGAAGCGTAAGGATAAGCAGAAGAAAGATATGGAGAATGAGCAAGCTAAGATTCAAATGCAAACTCAAGGTAACATTCAATCTTCTCAGGCAGCTGCTCAGTCTGCACTACAAAAAGTACAAGCAGAGGCTCAAGCTAAAGCACAACTTGCTGAGGCACAAATGCAGTTTGACATTCAGCGTATGCAAGCAGAAGCTCAAATTAAAGAACAACTTATGGCTGTTGAGTTTAACTATAACATGCAACTAAGAGGCATGGAAGTAGAAAAGGTTAAGCAGTTAGATATGGATAAAGAGAAAGCTAAAGACGATCGTACAAAACTTCAAGCTACTCAACAATCTAAGTTAATTGAACAACGTCAAAAAGACCTTCCAGCAATGAACTTCGAATCAGAAGAAGACTCACTAGATGGCTTTGATTTAGAGCAATTCAACCCAAGATAATTTTTATTATTACTTTTGTGCAACTAAATTAAATTAAATGGATAATATTCAAGTAAAACTTGTAGACTTTGAAGAGAAGTCAGTGCAAGAAATCGAGCAACAGTTGCTTGAGGAGCACGAAGAAAAGACCGCTCCAATTGAGGAGATGGCTGCAGAATTAAGTGCAACTACCGAGGAAACTCAGGAAGTTATTGAAAGTCAGCCACAGTTTGGCGACAACGACGTTCTTTCATATTTAAAAACAAAGTTCAACAAGGAGGTAAACTCTTTGGATGAATTATTTACAGAACAACCACAGTCTCAACAGGAATTACTTCCTGAAGATGTAAATGCTTTCTTAAAATTCAAGAAAGAGACAGGACGTGGTTTAGAAGATTTCTATCGTGTTAACCAAGATTTTTCTAAGGTTAATCCAGAAAGACTTCTAGCTGACTACATGCGTGAAACTAATCCTGATTTTGATGATGAGGATATCGCATTCGAATACGAATCAAAGTTTGGATACGATGAGGAGATGGATGACGAGAAAGAAATTAAACGCAAGAAGTTAGCACTTAAAAAAGAACTTGGCAAGGCATCAAAGTACTTTGAAGAACAAAAGGAAAAATATAAAGCTCCCCTTGAGTCGAGGATGGATGCTACTATTCCTGCTGAGGACAGAGAGGCTTTGGAATCTTACAAGCAATACATCAGCCAATCTGCTGCTATGCAGCAAGAGCAGGCTAAAAAGTCGGAGTACTTTATGAATAAGACAAACGAATTATTCTCTAATGAATTCAAAGGTTTTGATTTCAAAGTTGGAGATAAGGAAGTATCTTATAAACCAGGAACTCCAGAGCAGCTGAAAGCTCAACAAACAGATATTGCCAAATTCTTTAGCAACTTTGTTAACGAAGATGGATTTATTAAGGATGCTAAACAGTATCATAAAACAATTGCTGCGGCAATGAACCCTGATGCAATGGCTAAGTTCTTTTATGACTTAGGCAAATCGGATGCAATCGATGACAGTGCACGTCAAAGTAAAAATATTGACATGAGCGTTAGAAATGCTCCACAAAACATTGAAAAAGGCGGGTTTAAAGTTACAGCGTTGGATAATGATCATGGTAGTGGACTTAGGATTAAATCATTTAAAAACTAAAAACTAAAAAAAAACAATGGCTGGATCAGTTCAAGCGTCCCCGGGTTATCAATTACAACCCTCGGCAGTAAAGGCAACATTGCCTACAAACTACATTACTAACTTCAATTTCTTAAACCAGTATCTTCCTGATACTTACGAATCAGAATTTGAGCGTTATGGTAATCGTTCTATTGCATCTTTCTTACGTATGGTAGGTGCAGAATTACCTTCTAACTCTGACTTAATCAAATGGGCAGAGCAAGGTCGTTTACACACTAAGTATGTTAACTGTACTTCAGCTGCTGCTGTTGGAGCAGATACAGCTACTTGGACTGTTAACGATGCAAACGTAATCGTTAACTTCCGTGTTAACCAAACTGTATTCTTATCTGCTAACGCTGGTTCAGCTTCTGACAAAGCGGTTATCACTGCAGTAGATACAGCTGCTAACACTTTCACAGTTGCTTACTATGCTGGTGCTGGACAATCAATCGCAATCAATACAGCTTCAACTGCATTCGTTTACGGTTCTGAATTCACTAAGGGTTCATTAGGAATGGATGGTTCTCTTGAGTCTCAAGATATTTTCTTCGAGAACAAGCCAATCATCATCAAAGACAAGTACACAGTATCAGGTTCTGATATGGCTCAAATCGGTTGGGTTGAAGTAACTTCTGAGAACGGTGCTACTGGTTACTTATGGTACATCAAGTCTGAGCACGAAACTCGTTTACGTTTCGAAGACTACTTAGAGATGTCAATGGTTGAAGGTGTTCCTGCACAAGCTAACTCTGGTGCTTTACCTTACTTAACTGTTGCAGCTTCTCAAGTACAACCTGGTGCTGCTGGTACTCAAGGTTTATTCAATGCAGTTGAGACTCGTGGTAACGTATGGAAAGGTGGTAACCCAACTACTTTATCAGACTTCGATTCAATCATCCAACGTCTTGACAAGCAAGGAGCTATCCAAGAGAACGTGTTATTCGTTAACCGTAAATTCTCTTTCGATATCAACGATATGTTAGCTGCACAAAACTCTTACGGAGCAGGTGGTACTTCATATGGTTTATTCGACAACAACGAGACTATGGCGTTAAACTTAGGTTTCACAGGCTTTAAGCGTGGATACGATTTCTACAAGACTGACTGGAAATACTTAAACGATGCAACTACTCGTGGTGGAATCGTAGGTGGAGCTATCAACGGTATCTTGGTACCTGCAGGTTCTACTAACGTATACGATCAAATCTTAGGAAAGAATGCAAAACGTCCGTTCTTACACGTTCGTTACCGTGCTTCTGAAACTGAAGATCGTCGTTACAAAACTTGGATCACTGGTTCTGCTGGTGGTGCTCAAACAAGTTCATTAGATGCAATGGAGGTTAACTTCTTATCTGAGCGTGCTTTATGTACTCTTGGTGCGAACAACTTCTTCATCTTCGAGAACTAGTAAACTTAGGGGGAGGCTTCGGTCTCCCCTTATTTAATTTTCTTTAAAATTTAAAATCAAATATAATGTCAACTACAGAATTCAAGGACAAGGTCTATGTCCTTAAAAGAGCAACATTTCCTATTTCATTTATGATTTCTGGTAGAAATACCAATCGTAAACCTTTACTTTACTTTGATGAGAAGTTAGGTGTTAACCGTGCATTACGTTATGCAGTTAACCAAAAGTCTCCATTTGAAGATGAGCAAGATGGAAACTACATTTTAGAACCAATCGTTTTTGAAGATGGTTTGTTAGCAGTTCCAAGACACAATCAAGTGTTACAATTGTTCTTAAAATACCACCCAGATAATGGTACTTTATTTGAAGAGGTTGATACTCAAAGAGATGCGAGTAAACAAATTGATTCATTAAATGTTGAATTAGATGCACAAATTGCTGCACGTGAATTAGACATTAATACAGCTGACGCTTTAGGTCGTGTATTCTTGGGTGCTCGTGTTGATAGATTATCTAGCGAAGAACTTAAACGTGACTTAATTCTTTATGCTCGCAGCTATCCTCATGAGTTCTTAGATATGTTAAATGATCCAGAGCTTAAGTTAAATGATATTGCTGCTAAAGCATTGATAGATGGAATCTTTGTATTGAAAAATAAAAAGAGAGATATTTTCTTTAATTTACCTGACAATAAAAACAAATTAATGGGTATTCCTTTTGGAGATGACCCAGTGAAGCTCTTAGCATCTTACCTGCAGAGCAACGATGGTCTCGATATTTATGAGACGTTAGTTAAAAAATATCGTTAAATTAAGAGGGCACACTGAGTGCCCTTTTTTTATTATCTTTGTCATTATGATAAATTCTGTAAGAGCTACTGTCCTAAATATTATCAACAAGGATAATAATGGGTTTATTACACCAGAAGAATTCAACAGCTTTGCAAAGCAAGCTCAGTTAGAATTGTTCCAACAATACTTCTATGACTTTCAGAAGGCTAAAATTAGCGATATGAAAGGATTGGAGTCTAGTGGATATTCAGATATTACAAAACAGATAGACCAAACTATTGACTACTTCTCTAAGAATGAAGACTTAGTATATAATTCTGGAGATGGTAAGTTTGACTTACCTGCTAACTTTTTCTTATTAAATGTATTATACTACAATGGTAAAGAGGTTACTCATGTGGACCAAGGTAAATTATATTATTTGCTTAATTCCAATTTGACAGCACCTACGGAAACATACCCTACGTATGTAATGCAGGGTGATCAAGTTACTGTGTATCCTGATACTATTACAAATAATATTAATATCTATTACGTTAGATACCCGTTAGACCCTAAGTGGACTTATACAGTAGTTAACGGAAGCCCTTTGTTTAATCAATCAGCTAATGACTACCAAGATTTTGAGTTAGCTATTTCCGATTTCCCTAAATTAGTTGTTAAGATTTGTGAATATGCAGGAGTTAACATTAGAGAGATGGATGTAGTACAAGCGGCAAGAGCAGAAGAAGCATACACTGATCAAAAACAACAATAATGAATCAGGAAAAATATTATACCAATGATGGGGTAACACCCACTGATGCCAATTGGGGCTCGTATCAGAATGTAACATTAGGTGATGTTGTAAACAACTTCATCTTAATGTATACAGATGATGGCGATTTGTTGAATAATATCAACAGATATAAAGTATTGTTCCACGCTAAGAGAGCGGTGCAGGAACTGAATTACGATGGTAATCGCCAAATTAATGCATTGCAACTAGATGTGGCCCACGATCTAAAGTTTGTGTTGCCTCCAGACTACGTGAACTATGTTCGTGTTTCTTTGTTCTGGGGTGGCAATTTATACCCTATGTACGAAAACGTACAAGCTAATAGCTCTACTGAATTCTTGCAAGACGAAGAGTATCAAATCTTATTTGATGACCAAGGTAATGCGTTGCAGGGAACATCTAAGTTAGACTTATCCCGTATTGATGGAGTTAACTATATGTTATGCCCATTCAATAATCAGTGGGGTTGGTATGTAGATGGTCTTTGGTATTTCACTTGGGGATTCGGTGCTGCTTATGGATTGAATACAGAAGTAGCTAATGTTAACCCAACATTCAGAGTAGATAAGGCAGCTGGTGTTATTAACTTCAGTTCAGGCGTATTTAATAAATCAGTAGTATTAGAATACATTTCTGATGGATTGTATCCAGGTGATGACAATGACATTGTTATTAACAAGTTAGCAGAAGAGTATATCTACTCATATATCAAATGGGCTATCTTAAATACTAAGGCAAATCAGCCTGAGTATGTTATTAATAGAGCTCGCAAAGAAAAAGTTTCTAATTGGAGAAACGCAAAGATTAGATTAAGTAATTTACACCCAGGTCGCTTATTGATGAACATGAGAGGCCAATCTAAGTGGATTAAGTAAATGATAGAACTTCAAAGAAATTTCCTTTCGGGGGTCATGAATAAAGATCTTGACCCTCACTTTTTACCTGATGGTGCATATAGAGATGCACTCAATATTATTGTGGGCGATTCTGATGGGGCATTTGTCTCTGAGGAAGGCTCACATAATGGGGTGGCTCAGAATTATCTAGGTAATGTTTTGAAGGGAGGCAACTTAAATTTAACCAATGCAACTTGTATTGGTTCTCTTGCTTATGAGACTAATAACTCTATTTATTGGTTAGTAGCATCTGATAACTTAGATGCTATTTATGAGTATAACGAAACAACAAATACGTTAACTCCTGTAATTAGAGCTACTAAAACTTCTACTACAGTATCAAAACTTGGCTTTAACAAGAAGTTTTTTGTAACAGGTATTAATTATATCAACGGACTTCTTTTTTGGACTGACAACTTAAATCCTCCACGTAGGATTAATATTGACCGTGCAAAGAATTATGCTGTAGATGGTTTTACCGAGGCTGACATTAATGTTATCCTAGCACCACCGTTATCTGCACCTACAATTAATTTATATTCAGAAGGAGAAGCTAATAACTTAGAGAATAAGTTTTTATATTTTTCTTATAGATATAAGTATTTAGATAATGAGTATAGTGCTTTGGCTCCATTCTCCCCTGTAGCATTCTTTCCAAAAGAATATGCTTATGACTATGGTGTTTCAGAGAATATATCTATGGTTAATAATTTTAACACAGCAGATATAACTTTCAACTCAGGATCAAAAAACGTAAAAGAAATACAATTAGTATTTAGAGATACGCAAAGCACCAATACATATGTGATTGATAGTTTAGTTAAAGAACTTAACAATTACGATGACAATACAGATTATGTATTTACATTCAAGAACAATAAAGTATTTACCTTATTGCCAATTGAGCAAGTAAATAGATTATTTGATAACGTACCAATTAGAGCTAAATCACAGGAGCTAATTGGTAGCCGATTGGTATATGGTAACTACACTCAATTCTTTGATTTATTAAAAGAAAACAAAGAACCTATCAATCCAGCTTTCTCTGTATCATTGTTATCTGAATCCATCACAAGTGGAACACCTACTCCTACATTCAAGAGTAATAGAGATTATGAGATTGGTATTGTTTATTTAGATGATTATGGCAGAACTACTACTGTAATTACACCAACAGACAATACCAACACTATTTATATTCCTGCATCGAATGCTATTGATGCAAACAATATTCGTGTTACAATTGATGGCACTTATCAGCCACCTGCTTTTGCTACAAATTATCGGTTTATGATTAAACAAGATAAGCAAGAGTATTATAATGTATTCCCATTAACTTATTTCGAAGATGGGCAGTTTAAGTGGTTTTTGATTAACCAAGCAGACCAAGACAAAATATCTGTAGGGTCTTATCTTTATCTTAAAGGAGCTACAAATAATACAAATACACAATATAAGGTATTAGATATTCAATCTAAAAATGCAAACTTCTTAAACAGTGCAGATAGCAATCAGCCTGCAGGAGTTTATTTTAGACTAAAAATAGAAAGTACTGTATTGCCTCCGATTACATACTTCTATGATTACAACGTAGGAGGTGGTGTAAATCCTCCTAGTACATTGGTTTCTAATAGATTTAATGTAGCAGAAGATGCTATATTTTACGGTATTGGAATTGATGACATGATAACAGGTGCAAGTAATGCTTACACTGGTACTAATGATGCTAGATTTTATGTAGAAATTGATTCTACGGGTGGGTCAGCTGATACATTTAAGTATTATGTTTCATATAATGCAAATTATAAAGTATTAGTTGCTAGTGGAGTTGCTATTAATTCTGCAGCAGACCAAACATTAACTTATTCAGGAAGTACTTGCTCTATCAGATTCCTATCTAATACAGGTCATACGACTAAGGATTATTGGGTTGTAAACTGTAGAGGTAATTTAGAGAATGTATGCTTAAACATATTTGGTGGAGCTATTGATTATAGCACTCCAGTTCCTGGTGTATTCTTTACTTTAGATAATTGGAGCCCATCACCAGCGAACAATCAAGACAGACCTATTAAAGCAGGAGCTATCTTGACTTTTAAATACAAGGAAACCAATGGCACTGACCAATGGATTACTCAAACATTTATCTCGACAAAAGATTATGTTAATATTGAAGAGTGGTTCATTGAAGATGGTGCATATCAAAAATGGATTGCTTTGGATGAAAATGACCAAAGTGTTGGGCCAAAGAATGTTTGCTTTAGACGTGGTGTATTAGTTTCTACTGGTAGACCAGGTCTTATTTCACAAGGATCAACAATAGCTCCGACTACGTTGTCTTATCCTGTGTATATGTATTTTTACTCATTCCAAGGAGGAGTTGAGCCTGCTATTGACACTAAGTTTTCTTTGCAGCAATCTGATTTCCCTTCTTTGTTTGAGACTGTTCCAACTGACACCAACCAAGATATATACTATGAGCTTTCACAAACGTATCCTATTATCAATGGTAATCACTATGGAAATGTTGACAATCAGAACATTGCATTGGGTGCTCCGGCGATAATAGATTTAAACACGTTTGATTTTAATTCAGATTTTAATGCATTCTCATTTGGCAACGGAGTAGAAAGTTTTAGAATTAGAGATGATTGGAATTCTGCAACTATGCAGTTTAGTCCACGTGCTAACTCTACCATAGAAGGATATGAACAACAAACACTTGTTCAAGCATTAACTTATAGCGGAATTTATACTCAAACATCTGCAATCAATAGATTAAATGAGTTCAATTTATCACTTGGAAACTTTAAATACTTGGATAGATTCTTTGGTTCTATTCAGAAACTATTCTCTCGTGATACAGACTTAGTTGTATTCCAAGAGAATAAGATATCTAAAGTACTTTATGGTAAGAACTTATTGAGTGACTCAACAGGTGGAGGTGTAGTTGCATCTATTCCTGAAGTATTGGGTACTCAGATTTCTTACGAAGGTGAATATGGTATTAGTTTAAACCCTGAAAGTTTTACTAGATGGGGCAATGACTTATTCTTTACCGATGCAAGACGTGGTGCTGTAATGGCATTACAACCTAATGGCTTATTTGAGATATCATCTCAGGGAATGAAGAACTGGTTCAAAGCAAACTTAGATACCAACACGGTAAAACTAGGTATGATGGATCCGTACTTTGAGCATTATGTATTAGCTATAGATAATGACAGACAGATTAAAACTTGTGCAATATCGGTAGCTCCTACAAGTTTATCATTTAATGGTACAACACAAAAGAAATCATTCTATATTCAATCTAATACAGATTGGTCAATAACAGTTCCAACAAATAGTTGGTTAACGGTTAGTGATAAGTTTGGCTCAAACAATCAGCTTATTTATGTTGAGGTTGTAGAGAATTTAGGTTCTCCACGTAACTTAAATATAACTGTGTCTGGTTGCTCAGGCAATATTACAATACCGGTTACACAAGCTACTAAACCAGTAGTGTATGATTGGTATCAATTATTGAATTGCACGACACTTGCGACTGCGTATTCTGAACAATATGCGGAAAATGCATTTGATATAAATGAAAGAGTAACTTCAGATGGTGCTACATATACTATTACAAACATTCTTCATACAGCACCTGTTGGAACATTATTACCGATTGTAACAACAGGATTAACAGGTTGTCCTGGTCCTACGTATGATTGGTATGCATTATATAAATGCTCTGATGGCTCTACTGCTAATTCCCAATCATATGCAATTGGAACATTCGCTGTAAATGATAGAGTTGAATCAGGTGGATCTACATACACTGTAACTAGTGTATTAACATCAAGCCCTGGTGGAACATTATTGTCTATTACAGATACAGGATTAACAGGTTGCCCTACTTTAACAACATATTACGAATTGTCTGAATGTTCTCCTGGAACAGGATATGCATACACGACAATTAATCCAGGATCTGTTGGAAGAAGATTTGTATTGCCATATCCAACTGAGAAATTCTATACTTACACAGGAGCAACTTTAGTACAAAGCTCGCCTCCTCCATTGTATAATGGTTCAATTCAAATAACATCGTTCTATAGTTGTCCGTAATATTAAAATAAGTAAATTTGTAAGCATATGGCTAACTATACAATAACATATTCTCCGAGATTATCAGGATGGACATCATACCACTCTTACTTACCAGAGTGGATGGTGTCTATGAATAATTATTTGTACACATTTAAGAACGGTAACTTATATAAGCACAATTCTAATACGACTAGAAATAGTTACTATGGTGTGCTATATCCATCCAAGATTACGACTGTATTCAACAACGAGCCATCTCAGACAAAGTCATTTAAAACAATCGCCACTAACTCAACGAATGCTTGGGATACAGCTATATTATCTGACCAAGGAGAAGGGTATATTGATGCAGATTGGTATGCATTAAAAGAAGGCACATGGTATGGATATATTAGACGCAATGAAGCAACTCACAATGATGTATCTATGACATCTGTGCAAGGCATAGGTAATGTTACTACCTATGCATCTAATGTGCTTACATTTGCGTTTAACATAGGCGATATAATTAGCACAGGAGATAAACTTTATTGGGTTAATGCAGGCGTACTTACGCTCATTGGACCAATCACCGCACATACTTCGACTACAGTAACCGTGAGTGTGACTGGCACCGCACCAACAAATGGTAGCTTTATTCTTTATGAGAAGAGCCCAGTAGCAGAGTCTACTCCCACACGAGGAACTTATTTAAGCGTAGAGTTTACAAATACTGATACAACATACACTGAAATGTTTATGGTAACTTCTGATGTATTCAAGAGTTATCCTTGATAATTTAATTATATTTGTAGAATGAAATTTAATATTAGGTTACTAAACGAAAGTGACTACGATAATACATTGGTAAAATGGTGGAAAGATTGGAGATGGCAAGCCCCTCCAAAAGAAATGCTACCCAACAATGGATTAGGTGGTTTTATGATTTCAAAAGAGAATGTGGATGTCTGTGCAGGTTTTGCATATTTCACTAATTCAGGAATCGCATTTTGTGAGTTTATAGTATCTAATTTTGAATACAAGGATAAGGATAGACACGAAGCCATTGAGTTATTAATTGAAACAATATCTCAGGCTTGTAAAGATGCAGGGCATAAAGCTGTTTGGACTTGTCTTACTAACAATAGTTTGATTAATAAATATGAGAATTGTGGATTTACAAAGTCAAACACCAATTGTACAGAAATGATTAAATTATTATAATATGGCAGCAATAACAGCAGCAGTAATCGCAGCAGGTGGTGCTGCATATAGTATTATTCAAGGAGCAAACGCTAAGGCAGAGGCAGAACAAGCAGCTGGCAAGGCTGCTCAATCTTTAGCTCAAATGCAAGAGGCTGATAAGTTCGCAAACTTACAAGTACCCACTCTTGGATTAGAGATGGCTCAACAAAATGTTCAAGCACGTCAGGCACAACAACTTCAAGGTTTAAGAGATATTGGAGCTGCTGGAGTATTAGGTGGGCTTACTGCATTAAATCAACAAGGTCAACAAGAAGATTTAGCTTTATCGGCTCAAGCTCAACAAGCTCAGTATGCTCGTGATTTAGCTCAAGCAGAAAACGCTCAAGCAGTACAACAAAGAAATGTAGCAAGATTAGCATCATTAGAACAACAAAGATTAACAGGTGCACAAGCTGCTGCTGCTTATGGTCAGCAACAAATCAATTCAGGTATTCAGGGATTAGCTCAAACAGCAGGAAATGTATTGGTTCAATCTGTCAAGGATCAACCTTTGTATAAAGCCGAAGACGCAGTTGTTGCAGGTACAAAAAATCAAGATTTTTTAAAAACACAACAATTATCAGACCAAATGTATAACAGGGGGCAAGGAGTATTAAAAACACCTATGCCTACTGGGCTACAAGCTATACCAAATGTAAATATTCTTAGTCCGCAACAATTACAAAATAATTATATGCAAGGTTTAAGAAATGCTCAGGGCCAGTTTGATGCTCAATATCAATGGTCACCTGGTTTAGGATGGGCTCAATAATTTTATAAAATATGGCAGAATTTGCAGGATATGTAGGCAATCAAGTACCTCCAATAGATTGGGGTAAAATTGGTACGGACTTATACGATAAAATAAATAAGGTCAACGACGAGAGAAAGGCTGAGAAGCAAAAAATCGACGATGATTATAATGAAGCATTTTCTAAAATAGGGGAGTACGAACAAACCACGGATCAATCTCTAAACGAGATGATTTATAAAGGTGTTGATGAAGTTCGCAATGCTATGAAAACTCAATACGATTTATTAAAAAAAGGAGCCATTACAATGGCAGACTATAAGTTGTATAAGAACACTGCAATGACCGATTGGTCTACATTGAATAAAGCAGTTAAGGGTTATGGAAATACTATTGCTGGAGTTCAAAAGATAATTACAGAAGGTAAAATGTCTGGACTTGGTCAGTACAATGCATTGAGTTATGCTAAACTTAGCAACCTAAAAGATGCTAAGATTATGGTTAATCCTGAAACAGGTAGACTATATCGTGCAAACATTGATCCCAAAACAGGAACTATAGCTTCTGACTCAGACGTTTATAGCCCATCAGCAATGCTTAACCCAGGGAACTTGGTTGACTTGAAGGTTGATTTAAATGACGGTGTTACTAAATTCTTAAAAACCATAGCAGATTATGGCGGTGTCAAGAATTTAGGAGGTGGAAGAATTGAGGTAACAGAAGATGCTCGCAAAAACCCTGCGTATCAAAAAGCGTTGGAGGCTCAAGTTAATTCATTTACAGTTACACCACGCTCTACAACTAGTATTCTTACTGACTATGTTGGAGACTATCAATTTTTTGAGTCTGAAGCACAAAAAAATGAGTTAATAGGAAAAGGTGTTAAGAAAGAAAAATTAATCAAGGTGGAGAGAAAGAATGGTGTATACGAGCCTATTCCAACTGCTGACCAAGAGACTGCCGCAAAAGAGTATGTTAGAAGTCAAATTGAAGTAGGTGTTGGTCGCAAGGAAACACAAACGCAAGGATTTGCTCCTCAACAACCAAGAGAAGTAAAAAAGCCAAGTGCTACTGAAATTAAAGAAGATAAACGTATTCAAACTATTACTACTAAAGCGGAAACAGCTAATAAGATTTGGGCTGCTAGACAAAATAGTCCTCAATGGCCTTTGCTTAGATCTGCTGCATCTGACCGTGGTTTAGATTCTCCTAAAGTTACTTTCGTTAGAGAAAGAGATTCCGCAGGAAATTTACTTCCTCCAATTATTAGGATTACTGGTAACGAGATGACTGTAGATGCAGGAGGTAGAAAAAAGAAAGGTGCATTGGTTGTTAGAGACTTAAGGAGTCCTGAAGATGTATACACTTATATTAGTACTAAGCAAGATCCATTAGCCGCATCTTCTGATTATATTGAAGGTAATGAGTATTTTGAAGCAAATAGAGGTCAATCTGCAGCACCTGCAACAAGAACAAGAGTTTCAGCTAAAGGATGGCAATAGTTAATATAAATATATAATGGCAAAACAAAGATTAGTAAAAAAAGGTAGCCAATATGGTATCTTAGACGAAGCGTCTAACACAGTATTACCTATTTCAGAGAACATGAAACTTGTTCAAAAGCAGGGGCAATATGGTGTTCTTGATGGTGATTCTGTTATCCCTATTGATAACTTTTCTGAAACCATTACTGATTCAGACTTAGATATATTAAAAAAAAAAAATTCTACGGAATCCGTTGGTCAACCAACTCCAAAACCTACTTCATCGGTATCTCCAAAGATTCAAGGGAGTGGACTTGTGGCTTCTCCTGCAAAAGCAGGTAAGGAAGAAGTTGGAATGATTGATGACATTTGGAATTCATTCAAAGGAGCTGGTGCTAAAGCATTAGCTTCTATTGCTTCTGTTCCTCAGTTTGCACAAAATGCTGCTATAGATATCATGTCTAGTGTAACTGGACGTTCTAGTGATTTCAATAAATTACCATCAAATGTTAAGAAGCAAGTAAGAGATGCAATAGCAGGATCTCTTAGTGCAGCTACACCTACAGGTCGCTTTGCACAAGCATCTCAAGAAGCTACAGATTATCTTAATAAAAAATCTGAAGACATCTACAAGAAGACTCGTCAAGAGGAGATTGATGTCGTAGATGAATTAGCTAAGTTTGGAGAAAACCCAAATGCGGAATCTATTAAAAAGGTTCTTTACCAAGGATTAAAAACCACATTCGAATCTGCTCCTTATATGGCCATTGGTATGGCAAGTTTACCAGCTTTAGCAATCACTTCTGCTGCAGGTAAAAGAGAAGAGGATATTTCTAAAGAAGGAGATGTAGGTATTGGTAATCTATTAAATGCTGGTATATATGGTGCAGCTGAGGCTGTATTTGAAGGCACAACTAATAAGATTTTAAGAAAGGCTGCTAATTCCGCAGTCGGTAATCCTAAGGCTGCAAAAGCTGTTGCTGAAGGTTTTGTTAAATCTGTATTGAAAGATTTTGGTCAAGAAGCCACTTCTGAAGGAGCAACTACTGCTATTCAAGATTTATCAGACAGAATAACAAAAGGAGAAAACATACAAGATATAAATTATTATAAGTTAGCAAAAAATGTAGCTAACAGTGCTATACTCGGGGGTATATCAGGTGGAGGCATATCTCTTACTGCATCAACAGCAGGTGCCGCACGTAAATATGTGGCATCTAAAATAATGCCTAAAAATCAAATAGAGAAAATTAATAACAATACTAAAACAATTCAAAGTCTAAATCTTGAGCACGGAGAAGATGTTGATCCACGTGTAAACGAAATTGTTAATAAAAAAATAGATGAATTGGTAGCTGAGAATGAAGCTATCATTGCAGAAAATGAAAAGATTGCTGAGAATTTATCTGCTGATCAAATCAAACAAGTATTTGATATTGACGATAAATTAGAAGAAAACTATAATAGTGCAAAGTCTATTATTGACGATGCGGCTATGGATGATAATGCAAAGAAGTTATTATTAGATGATTTACTAAAACAACAAAATAACCTTAAACAAGAAAAAGATGCCATTCAAAAGCAAGCAACAAGTGAAATACCTGTACAGCCAGAAACCGGAATTAGCGGAGAAGTGGCGAAAGGAGAACCCCAAGCAGAACCTCAAGTCCCTACCGAAGAAGTTAAAGTCGAAGAAGTAACAACTCCTTCTGAAACAATTGAAGTATTTCATGGTGGAGATTTGCCTTCATTAGAAGAAGGTAGACCTTTGTACGTATCAGAAGATGCTAGTCAAGCGAATGAGTATGCAAAGATGTCTGGTGGAGAAGTATCAAAATTCTTTTTAGACAAAAATAAAATAGCTAGCGAACAAGATGCTTTCGATATAATGGAAGAATTGGGGTTAGACTCATTTGGAAACTTCTTTGAACTTATTGATCCTAGATTTGATGAGGCATTTTCTGAAGAAGACATAAAAAGAGTTTTTGACACATTAAAAGAAAGAGGATTTGAGGCGGTAAAATATACTGATATTGATCAGAAAGATTTAAAGTCAGGTATTGAAAATATACTAGTTCTTGACGCCTCTAAATCACTTAAAACAGAACCAACTCCTACCACAGAAGTAAAAGAAGAAGTAATAGTTAGACCTGAACAAAAGGTAGAACAAGCTACTGCAGTTAAAAAAGGCATTGATGCTGTCAATAAGGCTGTAGAGCGTGGTAGACCTTTAAAGAAAGCAGTCGAAGGTGGTATTGCATTTATGCAAAAAACAATTGCCTATGAGCAAGCGGATGACGTTACTCGTGAGCAAATGCTTCGTGACATCAATAAGAAGTTTGGTGTAAAAGAAAAGAAGGCTCCATCCGTTAAAAAAGTATTAGGTAAAAAACCTGATATGATTTTAATTGATGAAATGGAATCAATAAAAAAACAACTTAAAATAGAAGCAAAAGCTGCTAAGAAAGCATCTGATATAGCTACAAAAGAAGGTAAACAGATACTAAAGTCTACGGTTAAAGATATCAAACAAACAAGAAAGGATGTAATCAGTAAGTTAAAATCAATGATTACACGTGGTTCGTTAAGTAAAGCACAACAAAAATCATTATTAAATGCTTTAGAAAAAACAAATATATTTAATCCTGTAATGCGTGAACGTATGTTTGAACGTATGCAGAAGATGTTTGAGCGTGCTGATTACAAGGATCGTATTAAAGAAGCAACTACTTTTAGAAATAGAATTAAAAAGTTAGCTAAATCAGAAACACTACAGGCTTCGGTGTCTAATATGGCAAAAGACTTTTCAAAAGTTATACCAGACCTTACTGATGTAGATAAGTATTTAGAGAAAGCAAGAGACGTTTATAATGCAATTAAAAACCCTTTAAGGGTAGCTGTTGTTATTGATGATGTTAATAAGTTTTCTGAAACTGAATTAAAAAAACAAGAAGAGAAACTTAAAAATACTTTACTAGACCAATATGATTATTTGGTTGAAGATGGTCTTATTGATGCATCAATGAGTTTATCTGAAATCCAAAAATATGTAATGGATGTAGAGAAAGGTCTTAAGCCTGATACAGAAGCTAATGAAGCCAAAATAAAAAATAACTTAACAGAGTTATTTGATTCTATGAAAGAATCAGTTGATTCTATTTTAGAAGATGGATACAATCCTGTAACAACTGAAGAAGTTGAATTAGATGAATATACTAGACAATTGCTAAGTAATTATTCTTCTATGGATATTGATAGAATGTCTATATCGGAGGCTTATAGAGCAACAGAGGCACTAGAAAATTACTTAGTAAATGGTATTGTTGATAACATGGAGTCAATGTACCGTGTTTACGAAGGAGCATTAAAGAATGCTAAATTAGCAAGTCAAGGAGTTGTAGCACAAAATTTAAAAAGATTTGGAATTTTAGGTAGATCTAATTTATACGCTAGATCCTGGGCTGCTAATATTTCACCATTAAAATCTGTTATTGATTTAATGTTTAGATCAAGAGAGATGGGTGCTAAATTCTTAAAAGAATCTGGACTTAGAGATATTGCAAATTCTTCTAGTAGAGCTAAAACAGAAACTCAAAATATCGATAAAGCATATGATGAGAAGTTTAGCAAAACAAAACCTAATGGACAACCATTCTATTCGGCAGAAAATACCTACGAAAGAGGTATGTATGCTCATCTAAGAAGAACATTTGAAGGCACTACAGATGAAATAAACAACGAGTTTAATAGACGCAAAAAACAAATTGTTGATACTATTGACAAGTTGATGAAATCTGGTGATGATAAATTAATTAATAGAGCAAAGGTATACCAAAAGGTATTTGATAAATTCAAAGATGCAAAAAACATCCAAGAGGTTGAAGACTCTATTGATGTAACTAATGCTAGTGCTGTAAAATGGTGGAATGCTATATTTGATAAATACTATCCTGAAGTTAAAAAGATAGCGTCTTCTGTATATAATACTGTACTAGAGGATGATATAAATTATTCTCCTGATAATTATGAGAAGATATTAGAAGATAGTGTACCTGATGTGAATGAGGTTTCTACATATAGAATGGCATTCAACTTTTTGAATTCAGAGAAGTCGGGTACATTAATGAAGAATAATAGACTTCAAGAATTGCCTAAGAATAGAGCAATGAATTTTGATTTTGATTTTAATAATTCATCTGCTTTAGGTAAAATGTTAGTAGATGTTAGGACAGCTCCTTATGTACAACAATACAGAGGATTTTCTAACGCACCTAGTTTTGATGAGATATTCAAAGATCCTAAAGACAGAGATGTTATTAAGGAGAAAATGAATTGGTATGTTAACGAGGTTCGTTCTAAAAATTATTCTACTGCTAATGTTAGAGCAAAAGATGCTGAAAAAATATTTAGAGAAATATCCCGTATTGGTACTGGTCGTGCATTAGGTTCTGCTTTATCAATATTTAAGCAATTCTCTACAGCAATGATAAACACTTCTATTAATTTAGCGAATAATCCTAAAGCATTGATCCAAGGACTTTCAACTATTAAAGATAAAAGTGCAATGAAATGGCTTGAGAATTCAGGTTATGCTATTGCTAATAGAGGATTAGAATCTCAAACAGCAATTGAATCAGCAGATAGGATATTGAACCAAACAAATCCAGAAGCGGTAAACAAACTTGTTGGATCAACTCAAAAAATACTTAATACAATTGAGAAAGTAAACCAATTCTATTTAAAATCATTCTTACAGAATGGTGACGTATTTGGTGCTCGTGCTTCCTGGATGGCTTATTACTTAAATAAGTTGGATAGTATGGGTATTAATACTTCTAATATTGATTGGTCTAAACATAAATTGGTTACGGAAGCTGCTGATTATGCTCAAGATAAGGTTGATCTTCAGCAAAACGTATCAGAATCGGCAATGTTGGGTAAACTATTAAATAGTAAAAATCCATACATTAATATGGGTAAATCGCTATTTATTCCTTTTAGTAGTTTTGTTTTTAATGCTAAAGATAAAATAGCTACAGACTTAACTATTTTATCATCCAATGCTAATGATAAAGAAAAATTAGATGCAATAAAATCTTTATCAGGTACAGCCGTTGAAATGATGATATTTGAAGTTATGGGTAGCTCAATTACTTTGGGAATTGAATTATTAGCTAACTCTTTACTTGGATATGATACTGATGAGGATGAGTTGAGAGAAAAGTTAGATAAAGGATTACAGAAATCTACAACTAGAATGTTTACTGATTCGTTCTCTCCAATGCCAAACTGGGGTGATAAGATAATGGTATCATTAGCTAATAAAGCACTTAATTTCTTGCAAAAAAATATAGATGAAGAGGACCGTAAATTATTTTATGCTTATGAAGCTAAAGGTGATTTCAATAATATAATGGGGTTAATTGGAGGAATTCCTGAAATTGCACTAAAGCCTTTAGTTAATTTTGGATTCACATTAGATAAGATTTTATCTGATACCTATGTGGATGATTTTGGGAATGAAGTTCAATTCTCTGATGAAGATAAAGAAAAACTAGTTGGAATACTAGCCGCTCAACTAGCCGCACCATTCTTACCTACAGAGTACGGAAGAACATTAGACAAAATGGAACAGAAAATAGAAAAAGAAGCTAAATAATAAAAATGGGGACCATGAGTCCCCTTTTTAATTAATCACCTTATACGCAATTCTAACTTAAAAATCTTAGTTTGTATAGAGTTGTACTTAATAACTCTTGAGTGTTGTCTACTAATTGCTGCAAGTATCCGTCAGTTAATGTAGACTTATACGTTTCAAATGCTGTCATCTTTTCTTTTAAGTAATCTACCATATCAAGACCCTCTTCTAATTTAAAAGACTTATATCCTTTAATGATGCCATACTTACCTTGGTATGCCTCCACATAAGCGTCAAACTGGTCAGCAATGCCGTCATATAATTCATTCAAAGCCTTATGCTCTGCGAATGATGTCGTCTGCAAATGTGCAATGTGTGAGATATCTTGAATCTCTAGTAATGAGCTAACGTATTCTTGAACTGTCATAATCTTATATTTTCACAAAAATACTAAAATATATTCACTAGTCTTGCAACTTGGCCATTCTCTTTGTGGTGAATAAAGCCCTCAACTGCCTTAGGAGAGTGCTGATACCCAGAACGGTGATGCCATGAATCGGTACCACTGGGAGATCGGAGAGACTCGACGCAAACGCCCATATAATCCTTAGAAGACTTGTGGTGCACGTGATGAGTATAAATGTAGCGGTGTTTTGAGTCTGCCCACTCTTTACTTGCTTCATGAGCCATTAATAGGGGTAAGTCTGATACCTTAGCCCCATCTCCGTGTGTTGTACCAATTAGGTTTGAGCCATACTGAGTGTACTTACGGTGGGCAATAGAGCAATCAAATGTGATGTTTGGATTATTGTGGAACCAAGACTCGATTGCATCGGCTAAAAAGAAGCCATTAGTGTAGTCGTGGTTTGATGGATTAAATACAAAGTGAACGTCAGCTATACCAATCAACATCTCGATGACCTCGATATATAGCTTCTTAGCGACTCTAAAGTTGTCGTACCACATTCCATCCGTATCTTGTGGAGTTCCGCTTGTAGTCGTGCGTTTTGGGGTGTCTATGTGAAGGATGTCGTTGCCACCTACAAAAAGAATTTTGTCAATGTTAAAACCAGATGCTTTCTGTATAATTCCACGCACACCATCAAGTACACGCTGAACAGCAATCTGATTATTATAGTCATCTCCAGTCTCAAAAGAGGAAGCTAATTTGCCGATGTGAATGTCAGCTGGGTCAACGACTAATAGGTGACCATCCTGAATGTTACTGCGATCTAACTTAGGGTATACAGGTGCGTGCTTTTGCATATCAGCCACGATATCAGCTCGCATGTCATGATATGTTTGCACCGGGTCTTTCTTATCAACCTTGACAAAAATAGACTGCTTATTAGTCTTCAGCCAGTAGTGCGATACCTCACCGATTGGTGCACCTTCTTTATCACACTCATCGTTTAGGCTGCGATGTTCTGTTCTTAAAATGTATTCGGAAATTCTTTTGCGTAGCGTATCGACATTTCTGTCGTGCATATTATAATTCTCCTGTACTCTTCTAGCAATCTCAGCTTTGTTAAGATCGCCTTGTTGGTGTAGTTCTAGTGCGTATTCTAGGTAAGGTTTCATCACGTAATTGATTTAATTTTTCGATTAGAATTGAAATAGAGTCTTGAAGGTCTTCGTACTCTTTGTCTATAAGAGCCTCATATATCTCGTCTGTCATCTTATTGATGAAGCGAATTGTTGTGTTAGTATAGTCAATATGCTCTTTCATAAACAAATAAAGGGGAAGTGTAAAACGATAAACACCTCCCCTTCAAAAAAATTATCACTTTAACCTTTGTAAATTTAGTTAAATATCTAATTACTTGTACATTTTTAATAAAAAATTTATAAGAACCCATTTTCAAGGACACCACCGACCAAAGCCTTAGTGGTTTTAAATGGGTAAACCTTATTAACCATCACAAGATAAACAATCAGGATCCGTTGCACGTGTAGCAATATCAGCCCGCAAAACAGATTCTGTACGCATATAATACAATGTCTTAATACGTTGTCTCCAAGCCTCCATGTGTACCTGATTAATCCACTTAGGTGTAGCCTGAGATGGGAACGCTAGGTTTAATGAAACAGATTGGTCAATGTACTGCTGACGGATACCTGCCTGCTTAATTAATTCTAATTGGTTTATCTCCTTAAATGTTTTGAATACATCCTTAACTGGGATATGGTCATCGCCTTCAGGATTCTCAGTCAACTTTCCGTTCACATAGAACCAGTTATCTAGTTCAGCAATGTCTTGGATTGATCCACCATCAGCAAGAATCTTATCCCATATCTCCTTGGTGTTAATACCAATCTTCTTCAATACTTTCTCGAGCTCTTTGTTCTTGCGAATGAATGTACCCTTAGCTGATTGGTCTGTGAATACGTTAGCAGCCCAAGGCTCAACACCAGCAGATACGTTACCACTTAGCTTAGAGTTAGATACGGTTGGAGCTATTGCACGTAAGTGTGTGTTACGCATGCCTGTCTCAACACACCATAATGGCTCGCCATATTCTACAGCCATGTCACGTGATGCACGCTCAGACTCAATCTTAATTTGAGAGAATATCTTACGTGTCTCAAACTGAGCAAGCAATCCTTCGAACGGAATACCTTTCTGTTGTAAGTATGTATGCCATCCTAGAACACCTAGTCCAATAGCACGACCTTTCTCAGCAAATCGAACTACGTTCTCGAAGCCTTTCATATTCTTAGCTTTCTGAATGAACTCTTCAAGCACACCATCTAGAAACCATGTAGATACATAGATTAAGTCTGTGTCTTTCCACTCGTCATACTTAGCTAAGTTGACTGATGATAGACAACACACAAAGCTATGGCTCTCATCTGTATGCAACACGATCTCCGAGCAGATGTTAGTCATGTAAACCTTCAAGCTATTCTTCTTGTATGCCTCAGGGTTCTGCTTGTTCACGTTACCCTTGAACATAATGTACGGCTCACCTGTAGCCTTACGCTTCTGTAATAACTTGCCCCACTTGCGACGTGCATCCGGGTCACCATCTTCTAGCTTACGCATAAACTTATCGCCCACCACAGCACACTGGTGTAGGTTTAAGCACTGGCGATTCACATCACCCTTAGGCTCACGAATCTCCAACCAATCCTCAAAGTCTTTGTGCTCAATGTTTAAGTTACTAGATGCCGCACCACGACGTACATTGCCTTGTGATGTTGCAAGAATAGTAGAGTCAAAGATTTTAGTGAATGGGATAACACCATCAGATGTTCCGTTCTTAGATATCTTTGATCCTGCAGGACGGATACGGTTAAAGCCTACGCCTACTCCACCTCCATGTTTAGCAAGTAGCATCATCTCTAAGTTCTTGGTACCAATGTCATATACTGAGTCAGCTATGTCAATACCATAACAAGAGATAGGTAAGCCACGATCAGTGCCTGTGTTAGATAGCACAGGTGTAGCTAGGTTTAACCATCCATTCCAGATGTATTGAAAGAACTTGTCAGCCATCTCAGGCTTACCAAGTCTATCAGCTACAGCACGAGACACACGTGCGTATGCATTAATTGGCTTCTCTCCTGCAAGCAGGTATCCACCTGAGATTGTCTTTACGTATTCGGGTGAGTTACCCCAAGCTGGGAAGTCTACATCTAGTTCCCATCCTAGGTTCTCTGCGTGATTAATCATTTTCTAAAGATTTAATTAGTTCAAGTAAAAATTCTATCATTTGCACAGCACTCTCTGAGCTACTTGCATCTATCGAAGCGGTTGACTTATCGGGCAACACTATCTCCATTTTTATTGGGGAATTTGGCATAGCTAAATGATGTTAAAAAATTTGTTAGCGGCTCTATCTCATCAAAGTACATATACTCATCATCAAATATATAAGCCTTCCATGTACTAAGTTTTGCCTCATCGTCTGTATTTGTTATTAATGATGTATGCCTAGATACTACATATAAGTAATAATAGAAATCTTCCGGGTATCCTGACTCATGTTTAGAGACAAAGATTTTCTCAAAACCTAAATCTATTAGGTCTTGTTCATGGATAGGATGGTGCTTTATCATTCCTTTATGAAGACTCCGTTAGTTGTTTTTCCCTTGCGATGCTTAATCTCGTTCCATGCGGAGTTCAATGCTTCTTGTGGTGTTAACCCACATTGCATTGTCAAGATGATAAGAGTAACGAACGTGTCACCTAAGCCGTCGATCAATTCATCAGGATTGTTCTTGCTGATAGCGGAGGCCGCTTCACCCAATTCTTCAACAACCTTGACGAATTGAGACTTTACAAATGATGGGTCAATCAAACCTTTGTCGTTAGCCCAGTCATGTACGTTGATAATTAGTTGGTCAAAAGATAATTCTTCCATTGTTATTATATTTAGTTTAAGTTAAAACATGTCACTCCAGTCCTCGCCTTCGTTGGCTTTACTGTATGCTGTTGGTCTAGTTGCAAAAAAATCTGAGTGCTCAACGCCTGCTGTCAATTGGTAGAACCAATCTAATTGCTCAGCGGCCGCAGGATCGTAAGCAAAGATAGGGTCATAGCCTAACTCTACTAACTTATCATTGATGCGTTTGTGCATAAAATGTTTAAGGTCGTAAGCCTTTAGGTTTTCTAAGTCACCTCTTTCAAATATCTTGTCGATAAAGTTCATCTCCATCTCTAAGGTTAACTTAGCCGCTTCAATGATGGCATCCTTTGCATCTGTTTTTAAGTCAGGGAATTCATCACACATGTGACGGAACAATTGACATCCCATCTTAGAATGTAACGCCTCATCCCTTACAGACCACTTCATCTGTTGGCCAACACCTTTTAGCTTGTTGTTCAATTGGAATGAGTAGAGCACAGCGAATGAGCTGTACAAGGCTACACCTTCAGTGAACGCTGAGAAGATTGCTAGTGATCTAGCCACATCTCTACGGGCCGGTGCACTGGTGCACAGAATCTTATAATTGTAATGGTGAGGTACAGATGTTAATGCCTCAACACGACTAGCAATAGCAGGCTCATGCATGAACCCTTCATAGTCATCAAGACCAAGGGTATCATTAAGATATGAGTAAGCCGTTGCGTGAACAGTCTCCTGAGCTCCGAACATCATAGCCATCTGAATGATCTCATACTTAGGAAACCAATCAGTCACCATGCCTGTCCAATAGTCTGACACAGCACACTCCGTCTGAGCAAAGCCTAATAGGATATTGCCTACTACGTGCTTCTCATTCTCTGTTAGATTCTCATTCCAATCCTTTACATCAGATGACATAGGAATCTCTGTGTGCAACCAGAATGCTTGTGCTTGTTTCAGCCATCCCTCTGTGTAGTACTCTGGATACTCAAAAGGTTTGTATGCAATACGTTTTTCAAATAAGCTCATAAGATGCTATAAATCGTTTTATACTGTTGTCTTTAATAATTTGATTGCCAGCTAGTACCTCGTCTAAAAATTCGTCGATGTCTATCTGTTCTAGTAACTCAATGGCTACCATATTTTTAGGTGTGTCTTGGCCTGCAAGCGTAAGTTCTCCCATCTCTGCAAAAAACCTGAAGTACTTGGGCTCTTCATCCACTACGCTGAAAACAATTCTTCTTTCGTCTTCCTTATTTATTTCGTTTGAGAAGTGGACCAATGCGTCTGCTATCTGATCAAAAGTATCCTCCCGCATCGAGCTCATCCATTTGAAAAGACTCTGTGATACTGCTACCATCTGTCTCTCCTCGAAATACCTCAACCCTAAATCCGTGTTTTCTGAGTTCATTTAGTCTAAATTTTTGTAAGTCTGATACTTTTCCTGTTGGTGTTTTAACCTCGCTAAACAAAACTCCCTTTGTCGGATGCAAAGCTAGTAAGTCAGGTATGCCGTTCTTGTTAGTCTTAATTAACTTAAGAACATAGTACCCTTCTTTCTCTAGTTGCTTAATTCGTTTGGATTGTATTTGTTGTTCTGACATGGGGCTACGAATTTAAGAAATCTTTCTTGAAAAAATTTAGAGTGTAGTCTTTTTTCTGTTGGACTACTTCGTAAATCTTCTCTTCAATTCCTCCAATCGTAAACACCCAATACACCTTGTTAAACTTGCGGTCGATGGTGGTCATCCTATCCTTGCTTTGCCAATAAGATGTTGCACTAAAGTCTATGTTATAGTACACCAAGGAGTCAGCGTTGCGGAGGCTGATGCCTTCACGTCCTGATACAATCTGAAGAGCGATGTTCTTACTAGTTGTATTGAACTCTTCAAGGTCATCGGTTAGTTCATCTCCAAAGATAAACTTCAATGCATCCCACTCAGCCTTAAACTTATAAAAGATTCCTATCTTCTTATTCTTGAACTTATCCTTAATAAAAGTAGCCTTGGTATAATCAAACACTAACCTTCTTCCTGACTCCAGGATGATGGTGCCCGAGTACATTTGATGTAACTTGTTCATCATCTTAGCACCAGTGTCAGCAAGTATCGTGTCATCATCACCTTGCACAACCGACTCTTTCTTTAACTTGTTAGCTAACTTATAAGTCATAGGACTCATGCCAACCCTAAGTACTGCCTCCTCTACTGATGTAGTGAAGCCTGCCTTCTCTTGGGTGAACGATATCATTAGATGCTTGATGGCATCCATAATTTTATCTTTCAACGCACCTGAGTAGTCATTAACTTTCATTGCACCTATGTACTTTATTTTTACTTTAACATAGTCATTAGCCCACCGGTAAAAGTTGGCATAAGATTTAAATGGGTTGTTAGGATGCACATAAAGCTGGTGGTAAATCTGAGAGTAACTCTCAGGTGTCGGTGTTCCCGACAGAAAGATAACCTTTGCGTTAGACTTCTTTACCAAATCTTTAACCTGCTTCGCTCTTTTGCTAGGCTTAGGGAATGCACCCATCGTGTGTGCTTCGTCGCAAATTATGAGGTTCCAATTTGTCCCCTCAAGTTTATGAATCGACTCGTAGTTTACACACGTAAGGTTAAAGTTACAACCTAAATCTTTATGATCTTTCTTAATACCTGGCACCACCTTTAATTTGGTGATGAACAATACTTCTTTAGCACCTAAGGCATCGCAGATAGCTAGTGATGTCATGGTCTTACCGGTCCTTACTTCCATAGAAAGATACAGCAGACCATCCTCTTTAATAATGCCAAGCCCGTCGTTTACTATCTTCTTCTGGTAATCCCTTAGTTGTATCATTTGCGTATGTTTCGTTGTAATATTGTTCAAAATCTTCCCCGCTTCCATGTTCTAGTAATGAATAGCTGCCACGTTTCCAAGTTTCACTATGCTGCTCTTTTTCCATTTGTTTGGCTTGTTCAAATAATTCAAGATATCTTGTTCCCCTCCATCTAATTTCTTGATTCTGTGTTATCTTTTCAAATAACCAATCAACTGCTGTTTGTTTATTTTCCATTGTCTTCTAGTTTATTATGGAATGCTCCTTCTGCTGGATATTCTTCGTTGTCCCAATAGTACTCACATGTACCATCTTCTTTATTTGGTGGAGTCATAAAGTATGACTGGTAATCACTCGCTTTTGCTGTGTGCCTATAGCACATCTGCTTCTTTTGGCACCCATCTCCTGGGCACATTGCTATATCTGGCATAGTTATAGTCCGCAGAAACCTGAGTCGCATTCGTTAAAGTCTGACTCAAATAACTCCACTTGTTTAAATGATTCTTTAATTTTATTATAAGATGTACCCTTGATAAATCTAGCCGAGTCAGTCTCCTGATTAGCAAACCAATCAAACTTATTTGGTTGCATCTCAGACATCAATTTAAGTAGTGCAGGATTACGATGGAAACATCCAACACAGTTGTTCATATAAGCGAACCTAACTGGTTTATCTTTCCAATACTCGTGCACCTGCTCTCGTAAGATATTCTGCTCGATCAAGGGAAATCTTGGTGTGCGGTATGGGATAGAGTGCCACTTGTGTCTTCCACGCTCGTTAGTTGACTTGATAACTCTAAAGTTCTCAATGCCATCTACGCAACGCTTCAACATATTGTTGGCACGTCTAGTCTCATTAGCCCTAAACCCAATTCTCATTTCAACAGGTAGATCCGTGTTGGCTCTACACCATTCAAAGATTGGGTTAACTTTCATATGAACCGTGCAGAATCTTTGCATCACATTAGGTAAGTATTTATAATACTCCCCATTGTCTTTGCGATTCTTGTTAACGATTGAGTCAAAAGTTGGGCCGGTTATCCAAGTAATCTTTCTACCTAAATACTGCTCTAAATCTAGCATCGTGTAGATAATTGCATCCTCTTCTAGCGTACCAATAAAATCAGTCTGAAGTCTGTCCTCTACAATCTTTCTGATTGCATCATCCTTAAACTTACACGACTCATCTGTGGTTCTAACCAAAGAGAACAAATCTACGTCAGCTGGGAAATGAGCCGCCATATACGATGATGTTTTGCCTCCACTTAAAGAGTTGACTGTTGTCATAATAATTCTAATTGTTTATCTTCTTTTAATGGGAACACCATCCACTTACCTGCACCATCACGACCCTCTACAGGGTTGCTACCAGTTAAATGCAAGCAGTAGGTACGTAGCCACGAATTGAATCGTTGCTTAGATAGCATACGGAACATGCCGTTGTTATCCGCTATAAACTTATCGAACACATCATCAGGTCTGAATCGCTGATTCATCGGTATGAATGATGGCCCAAACTCATGAGCCCACTCAGCAAACTCAGCGTTAGTCTCTGCTCTGAACTTACGTTCTTTAAGGTTCACAAAGTTACACTTGACAAGCCCGGTATTGAGGTACCCCTGCAACACTTTGATCATATAGTTATCGAATGCACACCAATCATCTTGGCTCCAATCGTTGAACAATAACCGACCAAACTCATCCTGAGGTGTGAAGTCTTTGGAATAGAATTGCTTGAACTCCATCTCCCACTTACGTCTCTCAAATGAATTACCCTTACCTTGGATAGCATAGTTAGTCGTGATGACCACCTTGGGTGACTTATGGAATGGAATCTTTATCGCATCTTTGTTCTTACGCTCAACCGTTATACCCTCAGTAACTACCGAGAATAATCGCTCAAAGTCAAAGTTCTTCTTGACATCATCGAACACCAACACCTGCGTGTCTGTACTCACTAACTGATAAGCAAAAGACTTATCAAACGAGAATGACTTACCATCAATAGTGACTGCCTTCTTCATGCGACTAATGCCGTTCATGAACAGACCTTTACCAGTACCACCCTCAGGGTTCTCTGATATCACCTCATCATTAATGATTACCGCAGGGCAGTAGCCACCATTCTTAAATGCGTGAAGGATGAAGCCTATGGTCGACTCGATGGATGCCACACGTTGGTCATCATTGCCACCGATATTGCGAATGAATGTTTTGTAGTCACACTCATCTGCAGGACAAAAGATGAAGTCACGTTGGATGACTTGGTCTGACCACACGTAACCGCCTAAGTCCTCATAGTTTAATAGGACAGTTTGATTCTTAGTCACCTTGACCACACCATTCTTGAAGTATAGGTACGCCTCATCCTTTGTGTCCTCCACGAAATAGATGTTGACCGAGTCAAGCATAGACAAGAAGTCCTCTCTAAAGAATCGGGTCTTATCAGCAAAGTAATTGTACACGCTTAGATCCTGAAAGTTATCAAGGATGTGGTTTAACACGAAGTCCTTGATGTCATCCTCCGTACACATCTCAATTAGATTCTGATTGATACGTACAAAGATGAAGCCCTTGTTACCCTCAGGCACATACTTGCGATACCCATTGTTTTCTAAGAATGTCTTGAGCTCGTAGTGAATTAATGTCACCACACCCTTGTCACTCTTAGTCCAGAATGTATTCTTGCTTTGCTCCTCCTCGATTCTAGTTAGTACTGAATCAATCGTTCCGTCCTCTACACCGGAGGCTTTAAGTTGAGAACGGATGTCCTTTTTTGGCACGCCACGGCTAAGTTGATTCTTTGCAAAGTCAACACGTGAGGTGTCCTCAAAATACTTGGTGGCATACTTGTCAGTATGGCGATAGGCTGAGTCAATGATGGATTGAATCTCCTTAGTTGTAAAGTCCTCAGATGCAAATGCCATCATGCGATACATCGCCTCAGACTTAGACACACCATACTCGTTGAACGCCATGGCAAGCACGAACAAGTTATTGTTACGTGCACCTGACACGAAGCCAAACTTATTGTCCCACCACTTAGCTAGTCTATTAATGATTTCGTTCTCATCATCGATAGGAATGGTTGGTCTCATGTCCTTGGTCACATGCTCAATCTCCGCATCATCCACCTTGTTCCACTCGATAGAGTTTACATTAACAAAGATGGTCGGATCGTAAGACTCGTAGCACACACGTGACACATTCTTGGATGTCTTATCAAACTGCTCGCAGTTATAGTAAGCCTCCAGTGCATTGAAGAATGACTTGTGCTTGCTTGCATCCTTTGGTATCTTAACCAATACCTTTAGGCCATTACCTGATGGGGATATAAAAACTGAAAACGTATAAGGGTCATTAGCCAATTCATCTTTCTTGGCTAGTATCTCATCATTGGATGGGAAGTTGTCAAAGTCTAAACATATCAGACCACTATGCTCCATAAGAGCCGAGTCCTCACGCTTAGAGAACGTACCTGAGAAACATATCGCAGGCAACTCTTGCTTGAACTTATTTCTAAGTTCCTTATCTTTCTCCAATCTAATCTTACGTACAATGTCTTTAGACTTACCCTCCTTGACTCTCGAGAGTATAGCCAAGACATCCCGATAGAATGGGACAGATGTCTCTTTTATGTTAGAAAAAATAGTTACTTGCATTTGCGTACTGGTGGTTCGAAGTTTTGTTCTAAAAATTCTCTGTATTTTAAGTCGCTATCATCGTAAGACCATTCACTATAAATTGATTTCCAAGTAGGTTTAGTTTTTTCTAATGTAAATCCATCTAGTGTATACTCAGTATAGGAAACCAAAGATTGTAAAGCAGTACCAAATCCGGCTGAATTACCATGATCAAACTTAACATAGAAAGCACCCGATGGTCTTGTATCATATACTGTACCCCATCCATATTGGATGTGAAATACTCTATCATCTATTTCAAACATATCGTTTTAAGTTAAAGTTGTACACTTTTTAGTTTTTTTATGTACAAAATTTTTAATTTGTACACTAGTTAACTAATTGATTATTAGTATATTATATTCTTTTATGTACAAAGTGAACAAAATATATAAGAAAAAGAGAAAAAATAATTTACCTGTAAAATAAAAAATATATTTCATCTAAGTCAGACATATTTTGTTCATTCGTACACAAGATTAGAATGGAAGGTCTTGGCTATCTTCCACTACAGTTGGTGCAGGAGCCGGAGCAGGTGCACTTTGCTTGGCCGTAGAGCCACCATCAGATGACCAAGCAATCTTGCCATTACCTAGGTAGTTCTTCTTCTCCTTAGCCTCACGCTCTTCCTTAGATTGTGACTCATAGATACCTGCTTGGTTTCCGTACTGGTCTACCTCATCATTAATAGAGATAGTAATGTTAAGGTACGTGCCCTTGTCTCCTTTGATTAATTTATCCTTAGAGATTTTTGATACATCAATAGATGCTGAAATTAATTGTGCCATAATTTATTGTTTGTTTAATTGTTTACTGATTCGTAAGTCATTTCAAAAATGTCGGGCTTGCAAGGGTAGAACTCTCCCTTTACTCCCTTGATGATATAATCACCTTTACTTGCTAACATATCGCCTTCAAGTGTTTCAATAACAACACCCGTAAGTGGATGAGATTTTATTTTATCACCGCAGAATCCCAACAAAAGGTCTACGTTCTCGTCTACCAATTGAATCGCTTCAATAACTACTGGTTTCTTTCTGTATTGTGCCATAATTACAATGTTTCTAATTTAAAATACTGAGTAATGTCATCGGTTGCATTGGGCCCGAAGAACTTTTGGTAGACTTCAATAGCCTTGTAGACCTTCTCTCTGCCACGATCCAAGAACTCATCTGAGCACTCAAACAAGCCCGTACGACAACTATCTTTCTCTACTGCGATAAATACCATAGGCTTACCAAATAACTGGTTGTAGATGTAAGCCTGAGAGTCGTAGTTGTACTTGCGTGCCGAGAACTTGAAGTCATCAAGGTTAGCCGTTGTCTTGAGGTCGATAAGAATCTCATCACCCACAATGTCCGACTTGCCTTTCCATTGGATGCCACCAATCTCACCGATGGCTGGAACTTCATAAGAGTTTGATGAGTCACGAATCATATCGTAAAACGTGAGGTTACCCATCAACGCCTTAGCCATGCGTTCACAATCATCAACTTCTTTCTGAAGCAATAACATGTCAGCACCTGATGAGGCCAACGCATCTTTGTACAAGTTAGTCGTACGTGTGGATGCCTCCACTGCCATGAAGTTCTTTAACTTCTCAGGCTCAAGAATGAACGTATGAAAGTAAGATCCTGCAAGCATAGCAGGAGTCTTTTCTTTTGGTACACCATACTGCGTAGGGTTATACAATAATGCACCGATATCTGAGTTAGATAGGTACTGTTTACCAATTCCAGAATAGTATTCTGAATCGTTTTTCAATGTTTCTAAAATGTTATTGCTCATTTGCGTATGGGTTTTTGGTTGTTAAGTATTTATAATAATAGATTTGTTCTATATCATCTGAGTTTCTCGCATTTGTTCCATATTTTAATGGGCCATAAGAAGAAAATCTTCTAAAATAAGTAATCATCCAATTGTCGTATTGTTTGTCCCTAACCCAAACCACGTCGCCTGGCTTAGGTATTTCATTTGGTCGCTCTTGGCTAAATCCATCAAGCGTGTATTCAGTGAAAGATAAAGTAGATGGAGCTTCTTCATAAAATCTACCATCCCAAGTAAATGAGGCTTTACCTATTGGGAAAGAACACCTAATTGTAAATGGAGTAAGTTCAGGATTCTCTTCTTTAATTACTTCGCCCCATCCTCCTAATTGTAAGCAAAATACTTTGTCTCCTTTTTTAAATATAGTCTCCATTACTTCTTAAGTTTATTGATTGCTGACTTGACATCATCTGATAACTCATACTTCTTGGATAAGTTTTTGAATACATCCTCAGACTTTAACCCTATGTTATCGACAACATAGTTGACTACTTTCTCCCAGTTCGCATCACCTACTGCCAATGCTATCTTGCCCGCAGGTTTAGCCACCACCTTAGCAGGTGTGCCATCAGTTGCCTCAGGGAAATCTTCTTTGGCATAGATGTTAAGAGCCAATCCATGTAATGCCAATGCCTTCACCGTTGAACGCTGAATAGTTTTGTTCACATCGAACGATGTAAGACTTGCTAATGGAATTGACTTGTTCATGTGGTTCATCACTGGTAAGTAGTCAATGTACTCCAAGCCATTGATAGTTACACCCACCTTGACCCAAGCCGTAGCCCCATCTGAAAAGTAGTTCATCCCAGTCTCTGACTCGTACACAGTACGTGTCATGTCAGGGAATAATTTCTTGCATTCTGCCCAAGCAGTAGCCCATGATAGGTAAGATAATTGACCTCTCTTTTCTACTTTAGATGAGAGGTTGAGAGCAGATAACTGCTCGAACACTGATTTGTTAGACATAATAAATTAGATTAAAGTGAACGACAAATTTAATTTTTTTCTTGGAATAAACAATAGCCAAGCAATAAATAGTTATACAAATCTGCAAATCTTGATGACAAAGGTTCAGCAGGTTTTAGATCAGGATTCTTGATGTGTGCCTGAATAGAGCTCAGTTGCTTATCAAAAAAGATTGACCACACTTGTAATGGAGTGACACCAGCTCGCTTGGCTGACTCCTTAAAATTGTTGAGAATATCTACATTCTCTAACGTGTACTCAGGTTGCTTTGCCTCTCTGATGGACATCGCATGGTTGTATAGCGTATCGTACGCCTCGTTGAATTGTTCTTGTGTCATTTTATTAAAAGTTTTCGTTAAACCTATCTACTCTTGCTTCTAATTCCCCAGTACCTATCTTAGCTAAAAAGAATCTTACTTCTTGCTGATAAGCTGAGTCTAATTCTTTCTCTATTAGTACATCTATGATTTCATATACTGCCAATGATGCACAGCGTTTGGCCATATCAAAATCTAATCCTAGCCCCTTGTATCTATCAATCATTTGTAGAGCTTTATCTTCTGGTGTCTGTATCATACTAAATATCTGTCTATTGCGTTAGTTAATTGTTCGTAATTTAAAGCACTCGCTATCTTAATATTAAAGTAGCGTTGTTGCTCCAACCAGTGCTCAGGTAGAGCATCGAATTGGATGAGTAGGTAGTGGTAATCGCCTGATGCTTTAAGCACCAATAGATTCTTACCGCCTACCACACTTGCGTACCGCAACCCTCTCTCCCGAAGGTATCTGCGTGTTCTAGCCATCAGGCTATTAAGCGTAATCTTGCGTCCCATTGCGTAGTACTGGCACATGACCAGATTTAATTAAACGTCTTTTTTTGTAGTCAATGTATTTGTAAAAAGTAAAATGACCTAGCTTGTGGCGTTGCAACCGCACACGCTTATCACACTCATCGCAGGTAATGTGCATCGTGCACACATTGTTTGAGCGTTCAAATATCTTACGCAAGACATTCACATCATGCTCGTGCCCACACCATGGGCATGCCGTGTTGGATTCCTCGAATCCTTGTCGGGATCTAGCTACCCTTTGCATTATTCTTCAAAGTATTTAATTTGATTATAGTTTGTATCCATCAAGCCTCTTGATATTAAGTATTCCGTAGCATCTTCTAAGACAACTCTACCATATTGATTAATACCTCGTTTTGTTGCGGGGTCAAAAAAGACATACCAATAACGACTTGTGTTATATAGTACCATGGTGTCTCTATTAATTTCAACTTCTTCTAAATCCCAGCGTGGATTCATAAATCCTAAATCGCCTGAATAATTTAATTCTTTATTTTCCATCACGATAGTCTAATTAAAATGTAAGCACATAGTATTGCACTTAGTGTACCAGTTACACCAATGATAGCACCAATAACAAATTGTCTAAAGGCAATCTCTGAGACTTCCTTGCAGTTATATTTTTCTTCCATCTCTTTCACGAGCTAGTTCTTGTTTAGATAATGCCGTTACTAAGTTCTTAGTACCAGTTTGATTTTCTTCAAATTCCTTCATCTTGTTAATGCCATACAAAACAGATGCATGATCAATAGGGTAGCCGTACCGCTCGCAGTACCTCTGTATCTCCCATATCTTTACATCCTCCTTGTCACATAGTGCATAGAAATGATGGCGAGCTGATACAATGGGGAATGCCTTCGTGTTAAGAAACATATCCCTCTTTCTGATTCGGTGTCGATAACAAATTCGCCTAGCGATTCTGTCTATCTTGTCAATGTCTGATATAATCATATAATAGATATTAAAAAGTAAATAATGTAAGCCCAAAACAACCCGAGTAGGACTAAAAATAATCTAGCGTTCTTCATTTGTGTCATCTATTGCAACCGCCATAGCTAAAACTAGGACGGCAACTGTGAAGAATAAGAATGTAGCAACTAGATATGTTAACAAACCCGACACCAGTGCAAGGGCAAATAGCCCATAAGAAATTTTATATAATGAATTCATAGTTCTGTATATTGTGAGATTATCTCATCGAAATCTCTGATTAAATTTTTACTTACATTATCGTAGCTAGTCCATAGCCAATCGCTACCATCGTAGCACTGGAGAATATACTTCTTGGTGATTGGGTCTCGTGTAAACTTCATTTGCACCGTACGTTTGGTTGCGGTCGGTAGGTAGAATGTTCCCCCTTTCTTGCCAGAAATTATCAGTTCTCTGAACCGATCTATTTGCTCTATCATTTTCTTGTTGGTCTAAAAATTGCTGATGCTTCGCATTATTGTATTGCTCCACAAATTGTAAGATTTGATTGTCGTATTCGCAAGCCTGCCCGAACTGGGCATACTCACACCATTCGTTGTATGTCATTTGCTCCATTGTTTAGCGATGGCCTTAGCCATTCCTTGAAAAGTTTTACTGCGTAATGTTCTGCGTTGCTCGGGTGTATTGGCTTCGCTCAATGCTTTATAGTACCACATAGGTTGACGTTTGATCTTACCGCTTTTACCATCAGTCCATTCAAAGAATTCACCCTTATCAACTATCTCGGTAGGGACTAGTTTAGGTAGACCCTTCAACCAAAAGCATGTAGACTTACTTGCCTTATCCCCAAACATCCAAGGTTGCACAATCTGATCCGGCTTTCGCCATAGACTAGAAAGCGAGCCAATTGGATTCTCGATTGCGATGCACGGAATATCAGACTCATATAATCTCTTGGCAAATGCTACTGCATCATCTCTATCTTTAATTCGATTAGGATATCTAGGATGAGGTCTTCTCTCCTGGGTTGGCAAATGTTTATCATCTGGATGATACAACCATCCTGCACCACTAGCAGACAAGAATGTACAAGGTGGATGAGCAATCATTACATCCCATTTTAATTTAATTGCTTCAAATACATCACATTGTAAATGCCACTCGGGATGACCACCACTGCATGGCAATAGATCGCAACTAAATGCATCATGACCTAAGGCCCTTAATTCTTTTGTTATCGCTTGGCTTTCCTCACAAGCTACTAATATTCGTTTCATTTTTTAATTATTTTCAGCTACAATAATTGCCCCGTTAATATCATTAACATCGCTTTCATTAACTTCTAAGTAAGCATCCCAACCTATTACATGCTCTAACAATTCCGTCACGTCATCTTTGCTAGGATCAAATCCTATTAATTCCCACCTATCCTGGAAGTCTACTAAAAATCTATAGTCTTTCTTTTTGAATGATGTGATCGCATCAAAACCTAATAAAAAGTATCTCATGTTAATTTTCATTTGGATTATTTAAAAACATAATTGATATCAACTCAGAATTTGTTTCTTCATCGTACAAATCCTCCTCCACATGGTGGATAATTTCTACATCTGAATCTCTGTCTTCACGATAGTAAAGACTCACACTTGATAGGTCATAGACCTTGTCTAATTCCAATAGATAACTTAAAAGTTCTTTAGCATTCATATTATAGTGTATTTAAAAAGTTAAAAATTGATCACTAACGTGTCATCGCAAGTTTGCGGTTTGGGTTATCATTAAATGCTTTATCGCATTCCGCTTTTATGTCGGCATCTACAATTTCGCTTATGCCTTCATATTGTCCAAACCTACTAGCATAAGTACGTACATTAAGTACCCCTTTATTATTTTTAATGTAGTCTTTTATTTCATACATATCCTTTCCAAAAACTTCATAAATACTTAATGTACCCTTTTGACCCCACTTATCTACATCGCAAGTGGCGTGAAATTCTACTAGTTTTTGTTTGATTAAATTTTGCATCTTATGATTATTTATTGATTTGATTTATTAATTCATTTTGTAAATACATGGGTAATTCGGTACATGGCCACACAATTGCACCTGCCTTTTGGTCGTACAATGCTTCTTGCTTATCGCCATATATAACTATTTCCCCGTTAGAGAATCTAATTACATCTTCTTTATTTTGATTATAAAGAACGAAATCAGTTTTAGATAATGCTTTCATCTTATAAGGTATTTAAAAAGTTTAGAATTGATTGCGTTTTAGTAGTGAATTGACCTATATATTCAGTCAAGGCTTCACCTGGATCAGTAAAAATTGAGCACTCTAATAAATCTTGATCCGATCTATTAAATACTTTTACAATAATTACGCCACCTTCTGAGGCCACCACGTGTAGGCTATAATCGCCTTGATTAATTATCTTGCGTGCCATTAGTCTATTATTAATTGTTTTTTAATTTCTTGCGTTAAAATTGATATTACAAAATCGTTTACCCTTTTGGATGCTAGGACGTCATTCAAAATTTCCATTAGCTTTTCCTTAGGTAGCTCAAATTCCTCCTCATATAATTCCCGCAAATGCTCTTGAATTTCTACGGCCTCATCAATGGCCCAAATGCATTCAGTTACTGCATATTCTTTCGGATCTAGTACTTCATATCCCCTTGAATATAATTCTTTTGTTAGTTCTCTCGTGCTATAATTTTTCATGATCTTATACGTTTGATAAAATATAGGTTTCTATTTCGTTTGCTTTGCTAGTGCATAGCCTAGCCATTAGGAAATTATTTAAGTACTCAGCCTCAGCATTTGCGTGCCTGGGATTGCCCATAAAGAAATTTATTTCCTCAGTGCCCGTAGTTATATTAACTTTTTTGTTTCGGCTAATTAATACCTTGTATTTATCGCCTAATGAATTTAATTTAAAGGTCTTTTGCATTGCCTAGTGTTTAAGGATTTTTACTGATTTAGCTTTTGATTGCGTGCCCATGCATAGCTTGCATTGATCGCAAGTAGATTTATTTCCAGCTTCTTTTGAAGCGGGACACGTCACGTTTTCGCTACCTACGCTATCCCCTACAAAGAATGTACGCCACCCCATATTTTTAGCGGCCTTGTCTAATAGCGTCGTTTCTACGCTCGCCATGAAATAATCTTTTGCCCATGAATTTTTGTGCCATTGATGGGTATAACCCGTCCAAAATTTAGCTCGCTTGCTAATTTTGTTTACTAGATCATGGCCTAACAAAATAGGCTCGCCATATGATCCGAAGCGTACGCCTCGGCCCTCGATCGCTTCGAGTAGATCAGCTTCTAATTCGGGGCTCAATTCGGGTATATTATCTAGGCCCAAATTTCTAAGGCTTCTAACTTTTGAAGCTAGGCCCATTTCACTAGGTCCTTTGCGTACGTAGCATGTTTTTTTCTTGTCTTTCGAATGATCGCAATCGAAGCAAACGGCCTTGTCTGATAAGGTAGAAATTTTGGCGTCGCTTTCGATCCATTCAAAAGGAATGAAATTATTTTGGATCAAATCCCCCGTTTTGGAATTGCTTGTCTCAAACTGGAAATTAACTATAATTCCGTTTTGCTTGAAATAGATATTGTCTAGTTTTATTTTACGTTTCATTGCGTAGATTTTTAATAGTTATTTAATACGTTTTGGATCAATGTATCTAAATCTGAATATGGCTTAGATAGGGCCTTTATAAGATCGGTAATTATTGACAAGTACCTTTCGTTTTGTGCCTCTAAATTGTAAGGCTCGCCTAGGCTAAATTCGAAGCCCTCGGAAATATTTTCGTCTACTTGAATTTGAAGCGAGCATATCCCCTCTAATTCGTCCCATTGAGGGCTTGCATAAATATCTGTTTTGCCATCCGTCCAAAATAAACTTTGACAATGAAAATCTGAATATAGACTAAAATCCAGTATTTTATCAGATCCAAAATTTGGCTTAATGTAGTTTATAAACTTTTCCATTTTAATTATATATTTCTATTTGAGGATATTTTTTGCCTAGGTATTTAAATAATGTTTCTCTTTTTCTAAACCTTATTTTTGTTTCCTTATCATTCCAGGGCGTTTGGTAGCTATATTCTTTCAATATAGCTATATAACCCCCTTTAAAAATTTCGTTTTCGTTTGCAAGCATTAAAATATTATCGCTTAAAACATTTTCTTTTAAAATGTACGTTTCCATTATATTGTTTTTATTTGATCTAAATTTTGATTTGTTACTATATATTTAACGGCCTCCTCAATAGTATTGCATTTGGGTACTTTTATTTCTATTGTATTATTTCTAAAATATATCTTATTCAATTCGGGTGCATAAGCGTGACGCTCTAACCCGCTAATTAATTTGTATTTATTCTTTTCGAAATAATATAATTTTTCAATATTTAAAGCCGCTTCTAAAATTTCGGCTAAAAAATTATGCTTTTCTATTGTATCTACATGTAAGCCCTCTAATTCGCTTACATGATCCGAATAGTACTCTATTCTTTTGGCTTTTGCTAGTTTTATAAAACGTGTATTCTGTTTAATTGCATTAATCTTAGTTTGAATTAATTGTAAATTTTTCATTTTGTTATTTTTTAGGTTATTATAATAATTCCGTTAATTCATGTATATTTATTTCACTTTCTGTAAATTCCAGGAGTGAATAAAAAGCAAGTTCTGTAATGTTATAAGCAAGACCGAAGCCCGTCTCAAAATCCGTAGCTCCTAGGCTTGCACAAATTGCAAAACAATTTGAGTAATAAATACAAGCCGTATCTATTTCGGACCTAATAAATTCATGAATTTCATCATAATCAGTTAAATTACCCTTTTCAATTTCGGCTTCAATTTCAGTCGTTAAATTTTCGATAAATAAGTACTTGTTAAAATTTTCCATTTTATTATATTTTATAAGGTGATTAATAATTATATTTTATTTAGTAGGTTTTATATCTAATTTATATTTCTGTATTATATGAAATTGCTCCCAAAAGGCTAGCCACGTAAAATATTCAATACCAAATATTTTTTGGGCTAATTTGTCTTGTTTCTTATATTTACTTTTCATGATATTATATTTTATAAAGTGATACATTTTTTTTGCACTATCTGAAATTCCAGGAATTGAGAAGCATATTTTTTAGCATCTGAAATTTTAATAAACGCCTTAGCTTGTATAAACTTTTCGTTTATCTTTATTTGAACTGAATACATTTTAATATTTCTCATTTTATTATTTCGTTTTGTTGATACAAACCTAGGTAAACTTTTATACATAAGTCAATAGCTTGTAGAAAACTTTTTTGTGATTATTAGAAAAATGCAATGAATAGAGCCTAAATAAACAAAAGTTCTTTAAAAAATACAACAAAGTTTTTGCAAGTGTTTAAGCGTTATTTTGTAGGATCTTAAAGTCTATTTAACATAATGTTAGGTTTGTGGCGGGGGCAAACGAGTCACTCCCCTCCCTTAATTTTTATTTTGATCGCCCGAAATAAATTTTTAGACTAACCTAAAAAATTCTATTTAACATAATGTTTCGAATGCAATGGGAAACAATTAGACAAACGTCTAAACGATCGCGATCAATTGTTAGATAGTTAGATAAATATTTAATTAGACAAACGTCTAACTAGGTCCGAACGTGCACGGCCCAAAGCCCCAAGCGTAGCACCTAGAAAAAGCTAAAAATCCCCCGCAAAAAAGTCAAAATCCGACCCCCCCTGCCAAGATCCAGGGCGTTTCCGGATCGGCCCCGGCAGTTTAGGATGGGGGTGTTACCCACTACCCATATATATGCCACATTCTTTTTAACTTTGCGTAAACCAAAACAAACAGACAATGGCAAAAATGATTAAAGAATATGGTGGTAAAGAGAAGTATGCTTCGAAGGCCGCTATGATGAAACACGAGAAAAAGGAAGGCAAGAAGGTAGAGAAAATGGAGAAGAAAGGTGTCTTTCCTAAGATGAAAAAGAAGTAGTCAAGACCTTTAGGTTTTGAAAGATTGACCTGAGTTTTAAGACTTGGGTCTTTTTTTGCCCTTATATTTTGTACAGATTCTACATTTGTACACAATTATGACTTCTTTGTGTACAAAATATGTACAAAAGTATTTTTCTACAATCTTATAACTTATTGATTATTAGTTATTTATATTAAGTATTTATTCTTTTATGAACAAAATGAACAAAATAAATAAGAAAAGTAAAAAAAATTTCACACGCTCAAAATAAAAAAATATATTTACGTAATACGGCAAAAAAGTTTGCAAGTTTACATATTGTACATTTGGTTTGTTTTTGTTATATTTGTACAAACAATAAAATATAATATGAAACTCTACAATTCCAAACCCCAAAAAATCATCAGGGTAAACATCAAGCAGGCTGGTCAGCCAGTTATACATTTGGCATTTGACGAATGCGAATTATTAGATTGTGCAGAGGCACTATTGTCTTATATCAATTCGGGCTTGCCGAAAAAGAATAGTTCTGACAGATACAAGATTACTATTCAGTGTCGTGAATGGGAGAACTCTAAGAATGGGCTGTCGACTAGTTTTAGTTTTGTTGGGTCAGATAGTTCATTTGTAAGAGATTGCATTGTCAGCCATTTTGACAATTAATTTTGTTTGGCGTTATAATTGTATATAGATTTGTAACAAATTAAATTTAACATGATAGTAAAAGACATCGTCTTCGGAGATGAAGGCAGAAAGAAATTAATTAAGGGTGTTAATACCATAGCAGATGCTGTGGGTTCAACATTAGGGGCTCGTGGTCGCACGGTGCTCATTGAGTCGGAGCAACACATTGGTGGCATTACAGTAACCAAGGATGGTGTGACGGTCGCTAAGTCAATTAACTTAATGGACCCAGCTGAGAACTTGGCGGTCATGATCATGCGAGAAGCATCTGAGAAGACGGCTAACTCTGCAGGTGATGGGACGACGACCAGTATGGTGCTGGCACAAGGCATCATCCATGCGGCAATGGACGAGATTAAGCCAGATGACAACATTACCCAGGTGCTACGTGACATTCAGGCTGCAGCATTACGTGTTGCAGAAGAGTTGACGGCTATGTCGACTGAGATCACATCAGACAAGTTGGTGGACGTGGCGACTATCTCGGCAAATGGCGATGCGGAGATTGGCAAGATTATCGCTGATGCGTACAATCAAGTTGGCTTATCAGGCGTGGTGACCGTTGGAGCATCTGAGACATCGGACACATATGCTGAGGTGGTGAGTGGTATGAAGATAGACAGAGGCTTTGCGAGCAAGTACTTTGTAACAGACCACAAGAAGCAAGAGGCTGTGCTAGAGAAGCCATATATTTTGGTGACTGACCAGCCCATTACAAACCTTAACGACATCTTGCCAATCTTAGAGTTCATCCACCAAGGCAGACATTCATTGCTCATTATTGGGGAGCTAGATGAGAACTCACTAAATTCACTAAACGTGAACAAGATTAAGTTGGGCTTAAAGGTGAGCACTATTATTCCTCCATCATTTGGCTACAAGCGTCATCAGATCATGCAGGACATCGCTATTGCGACAGGGGCTAAGTACTTTTCTGAGCAGACGGGTGACAACTTAATGATGGTCACTATTGACGACTGCGGACAAGCAGGCAAGGTGGTGAGCTCACGGTTCAATACTATTATCTTCGATGCTATCGGAGCAGGGGAGGAGAGAGTGCAAGAGTTGCAAGAGCAGATAGAGGTGGAGACGCAGGCGATCGAGAAAGAGTTCTTAAAAGAACGCATTGCTAATCTAGGCGGTGGCGTGGCTATCATTAAGGTGGGTGCTAACTCAGACATTGAGCAGAAGGAGAAGAAGGACCGGGTGGACGATGCGGTGTGTGCGGTACGTGCAGCACTAGAAGAGGGTATCCTTCCAGGTGGAGGCGTGGCGTTGCAAGACATTGCTATTAAGATGGAGTCAAGTAATAAGGGGGATGACATATTAAGAGAGGCGATGGTGACACCCATGATCAAAATACTTAAGAATGCTGGCATAAGCATAGACTCTATTGATAGAGACAAGATATACAAAGAAGGCATCGGCATTAATGTGGTGACGGGTGCATACTGCCACATGATGGACATGGGGATCATTGACCCGACCAAGGTGACTAAAGAAGCTCTTAAGAATGCCGTGTCAGTGGCAACTACATTGCTATCCACAGAGACGGTCATCACTAATATTCGTGCATAATTTGGTAGTAATACTACTGATAATAACAAAAATCCAAACCAATATGGCGAGGAAAATGATAATTATCCAAACCAATAGTTTATATTAGTAATGCACACTATTGACGAAACTTGTTAAAAGTTGCAAGTTCTGATAATAAGGTTAAATAAAATTTACAAATTTGTAAATAAATGTAAAATATAATTAATGTTATGAAGGTAATCGGAAAGAATATTCTAATCGTTCCTCAAGAAGAGGAGACAAAATCAAAAGGCGGCTTAATTATGACCGCAATGGATGCAAATGAGCTACGCTACAAGAAAGCAACCGTGGTATCACAAGGCTCGCTAGTAGATGGCATCAAGCCAGGCTCATTTATCTACTTTGATCGTGCAGCTGGCCACACCATTCGCATCAATGAGGACCTATATACGGTCATCACTGAGAAAGATGTGGTAGTGGTGCTTTAAAAATCTTTATTAAGTCTACCAATGACCCTGTCATATTGCCTTGTGGCAAAGTGATGGGGTTTATTGCTTTTAGGCTTGATGTCAGATAGCTTTGGAATGGGTTTTTGACCCTGCAACATCTCATAAACTTGACGCATAATGGCTTTTGCTTGGTGAGATAGCTCATAAATCGCACGTTTGCCTGGCTCAGGCTTGCGAAAATGGACAATTAAGCCTTTCTCCATCAAATCTCTACGTCTATTCTCAGTAAATCCAAAGATTTGGCAGTATTGGTCGAACTGATTGGCATCAAATACGTGCTCGGAGTACAAATAACACAATAGCTCAAAGTCTTCTAAGCTCAATCCGTGCTTATGACGGGCCCAAGCACGCACAACTTTGATGTATTTTAAAAAGTCTTTGTCGACAGCCTCACGTCTAACGACAATTGGCTTGACCTTATACTCACGCACTTTGATAGCTCTAGGCTTAATCTTCCTAGGCTTCATGTATGTTTTTATCATTGAATTAAAATTTAACAAAATTAGTTATCTTTGCCAAATAATAATAAAAAATTATGGCAAAGAAAATCACGGCATTGCAAACAGTGCAAGCCGCAAAGAAATTAGAACAAGATGCTCAATTAGAAATGGACAATGTTCGTGGTCTAATGGGCTCAGGCACAAAAGGTGCAGATAAAATTATTTCAGATGCTCGCAAGCGTGCTGATTATATGAACGCAAATGCTAAACGCTACCGTTCATTAGCAAACGCTGCAGTTAAAAAAGCAACAGGCAGGGATTACCCTTTAGCTGCATCACCTTCATTCCCAGAATAATTATGGCTAAGATGAAACCAGGGCAGATATCTGCCAAACGTGCTTATGAGGTAGCTGATTCGTTAGCTAAAGAATCTCAATCTTCTTACAGAGTGGCTGATTTATATTATAACAAAGCTAATAATAAAGGCAAAATAATGGATATGAGTCCTACTGATTTGAGATATTATGCAGAAAAACAAGTAAGATTAGCTGATTATAATTCAGAGAAATCTACACGTTTAAAATCTCGTGCTGATGCAGCAATGGCTAAGGCTAATGCGGCAGCAGGTCGTGATACACCACTTCCTTCTTCTGAAGGATTGTTTTCAAAAATAAAAAATTGGTTTGAATAATGGCAAAGCAAGAAAAAACACCAATGACACGCCCGATGCCTAAGACATCTATGGGTATTTCTAAGATTGGAGCTGCTAAGAAGGCAGTTAAGGTTGCTAAAGTAGTTAAGGCTGCTAAAGCAATCAAAAAAATGTGCTAACATGAAAGGCTTAGGAGACGTAGTCGAGCATGTTGCTAAGGTAACAGGCGTTGCAGCCGCTGTTAAAGCCGTCGCAGGTGATAATTGCGGCTGTGCTGCTAGAAGAGACGCACTAAACAGGGCATTCCCATTTAATAAACCACAAGATGGCAAAGACAGCAGCTTGGACAAGAAAAGAAGGTAAGGATCCAAAAGGTGGGCTTAATGCTAAAGGCGTTGCGTCATACCGACGTGAGAACCCTGGTAGTAAACTGCAGACAGCGGTGACCACTCCCCCATCTAAATTAAAGGCGGGCAGCAAAGATGCTGCTAGACGCAAGTCATTCTGTGCTCGCATGTCAGGGGTAGATGGACCAATGAAGAAGCCAAATGGCGAGCCAACAAGAAAAGCATTAGCCCTTAATAAGTGGAATTGTTGACATGAAAAAGAAACTAAATAAGTTAGGAGTAGAAAACTCTTTGTGGAATAATATCCGTGCCAAATCCGGAAGTGGAAAGAAGCCAACTTCGGAAATGCTAAAGCAAGAAAAGAAAATTATTGCTAAAGAAAAGAAGAAAAAATAATGGCAGGACGCACATCTGAATATTATAAGACTCACCCGGAGGCTAGAGCTAAACGCTTGGCTTATCAGGCTGAATATAACAAGAGAGCTGATCAATTAGAGAAACGAATTGAACTGAACCGTGAGAACCGCAAAAGAGGGACATACGGTGATAAAAATGGACCGCACGCTGGAAAAGATCTTGCTCATCATTCTAGTGGTAGATTGACTTATAAATCTCCATCAAAAAACCGAGGAGATAAAAATGACACAAAAGGAGATGTTCGTGCTAGGGGATCAAAGAAAAAATAGTATATTTGTATTGTAAATGTATCACCTGTAGTGGGCGTGATATATTAAAAGATTTTTAATTGGAACACTTGTTAGTAGGGGCCACTACCCCCGAACACAAGTGTTTTTTGTTTTATGAAAAAGTGTTATAAATGTGGTATTATTAAATCATTATCAGATTTTAATAATAATAAAAATAAAAAGGACGGAAAGGCTAGTGAATGCAAATATTGTAAAAATAAAATTGATAGAGAGTATAATTTTAAAAACCGCAAACCTATCAAAAAATATACTTTAGAAGAAAAATCATTAGCAATAAAATTGGCCAAAAGAAAATACAAGGAGAATAATAAAGAAAAATTAAAAATTAAAAATAGAGAGTATGATTTACGTAATAAAGAAAAAAGAAATAAACGTATAGTAGAAAGAAGAAAAACAGATTCAATGTTTAAATTAAAAGGTCTACTTCGTCATAGGATATATGAGGTTTTTAGAAAAACAAGATGGATTAAAAATAATGGAAGTAAGGCTTTACTTGGTGCAGAATATGAAATTGTAAAGTTGCATATAGAAAATCAATTTGATGAACGCATGTCATGGGATAATCATGGACCTAAAACTTGGCATATAGACCACATAATTCCTTTAGCATCAGCTACAACAGAAGAAGAATTATATAAATTATGTCATTATACTAACCTTCAACCATTGTGGTGGAGTGACAATCTTAGTAAGGGTTCAAAGCTAAATTTCAATACATAAAAGTTTTATATCTTTGTGTTATAATAACATATAGACATGGCAAAGGTTACTAAGAAAACAGCGTTCAATATCAAGGAAGCAAGCAATCAAAAGTTGACAGCAACTGCACGTAAGCACTACGCAGAGAATGCTCAAGCTGCAATGAAAAACAAAAAGAAGAAATAAGATGGGTGTTTTAAATTATATGCAGTCAGGGCGTGCTGCAGCAGTAACGCCTTCAAACAGCGATAACATTCCAAGTATCTCTGGCGGCACAAATGATGAAGGATGTATCCTTTACATTGGTGGAGCTGGTAACTTGCGTGTGTTAACTATCGGTGGAGATGACGTAATTTTCTACGCAGTTCCAGCAGGTACTACTTTACAAGTTCGTGTTCTAAGAGTTTTCTCTACAGGAACAGCAGCTACAAACATTGTTGCTCTCTGGTAATGACAGAAGAGGATTTGAAAATAGGAATCTTAAATTCGATAACTCTTATGTTATCGTTTACCACTATAGAGGCTACTCTTCGTGTGGCGTTATTGGCTGTGTCCATAGCGTACACGGGGTTTAAGCTATATAAACTTATAAAAGAAAGAAAGAAATGGCTTTAATTGACATTTTTAAAGACGATAATGAGATCAACGAAAAGTCGGTTCTAGGCTTCGCATCATTCGCAGTATTGGTGGTCTATGGATCAGTTGACATCGTTACAGGTGCAATGCAACAGCAATTTGTTATTGAGCCCATTATTTTAGAGATTTTCGCAGGATTAACTGCAGCTTGTTTCGGTATCTCAGCATTTGAGAAAGTGAAGAACCGTGAGAACGAGACAGAAAGACAAAAAGCCCTAGGTGGCCAAATCGAGCCATATGAAGAGTCTGAAGGTTAGTATTATTATGTTTGTTGTCAGCATGGTGCTTCTAGCTCTCTTAATGAGAGAAAGAGGCAAGAATGCTGAGTCAAGACCTAACGATACGATTACTGTTCACGACACAGCTTGGCAAATTCACGATTCAATTCGGATTAAGAAAGTACCTGTATACAAAGAGGTGATTGTAGAGATAGCATCCAAACCGCAGATGCTACCTGATACAAACTATGCACGCTTAAAAGAGCAGTACATGGCTTTGTTGCAGTTATATATAAACAAAGTTGTTTACAAGGATACCATCAAAGTAGGCAATTACGGGTACATTGCTGTGTTAGATACAGTTAAAGAAAATAAAATAGCATACAGACGCACACGTGATAATTTTAATATACCAATCGTTAAGGAAACTAAAACTATTACTAAGTATGCACCACCAGTCCGTCAATTATACGTTGGAGGTGGCGTTATGGTTAACAACACCCTTGGGATAAGAGGTGCAGAAGCTGGCTTGCTCTACAAGACAAAGAAGGATGAGATATATAATATCACAGCCGGAGCAAATCTTGATGGGACAGTAATCTATGGTGTGCATTACTATTATAAACTAAAGTAAAATGCTATTAAGAGTTGGATCGACAGGTGATGATGTAAAGAAGCTCCAAGAATTACTTGGCGTAGATGTCATTGGTAAGTTTGGGCCAAAGACTGAGGCAGCTGTGAAGGGATGGCAAGCGGCTCATGGGCTGACCCCTGACGGGGTGGTTGGCGATGCTACTTGGGCGAAGATGTTCGCACCGGTGGTTGTGCCGCCTTCTTATAATTCAGTAGTAATAAATACTTCTGCATCATTTGCACCACCATCACCGAATGTAAGTTTACCTGTATTTAAATTAGATTCTCTTAAGGGTCACGTTCCACAAGCAGTGATTGATGCAATACCTGATACGGCTGCACGATTTGGAATTACAACATCTTTAAGACTTGCTCATTTCTTAGCTCAGTGTGGTCACGAGTCAGGAGGGTTTAAAGCTGTGCAAGAAAATCTAAACTACGGAGCCAAAGGGCTTCTTGGCATTTTTAAGAAATACTTTAAGACCATAGCTCAAGCAACAGCGTACGAGCGTAAACCTGAAAAGATTGCTAACTTAGTTTATGCGAATAGAATGGGTAATGGCGATGAGGCCAGTGGTGATGGATGGAAGTTCCGTGGACGTGGGTACATTCAGTTGACAGGTAAAGAAAACTACAAAGCATTTGATGCGACTGTTCCTGAGGATATTATAGCTACTCCGGATCTTGTAGCTACAAAGTATGCACTAGCTTCGGCAGCATTTTTCTTTAAGAAGAATAACCTGTGGTCTATTTGCGACAAAGGTAGTTCGCCAGAAGTTGTAACTTTGGTAACCAAAAGGGTAAATGGCGGTACAATTGGACTCGCTGACCGTCAAAAACATTTTAAAGAATACTATAACCTACTAAGCTAATGGCAAAAGCAAAATCATCATCTGAAGCAAAGAAAATTGTGTTCGGAGTACGTCGCAAAGGGAAGCACGCTAAAACGTCTTCACCAAAAGACAAACAAACTAAAAAATACAGAGGCCAGGGAAGATAATACTTCCCTGTTTTTATATAAGCATTATGAAAGTACTATTATTTCTTGTATCGTGTATAGTTGGAATTGCAGGAACAACGCAAGGCTATTTTGTGTATTTGCATTTCTTTGATTCTGCAAAAGCTAGAGAAATTATTCTGTCTCATAACGAGAGTATTGACATCTCATCTGTACAGAATAATGTACAGATTGGTGCACTAGCTGGCAACCGTAACCTAGAGTTTGGTGTAAAAGGTATGTTAGAAGAATTCTTAGAGGAGAAAGACTATTTGCTTAATCCATACGCAACTAAGAAGATAGAGGTTGAGATATTATACTTAGATGTTATTAAGACTCAATCTAATTTATCTGTATTCCATCGCAATAGTGATGCGGTGGTGATACGTATGCGTGGTAAATTAATTAACAACGGTAAGGTTGTCAAGACAGTTATTGTAGAAGAGTCAGCAGAAGAGGTATCGATGGCTACTCTTTTAATTGACGAGGGTGGAAAATTTAATCAAACTAATTTAAGTTCAGCTTTAAAGAAAACTTGTAACACTTTGATTAATAAACTTCTATAATGAAACACCTAATTCTTGTTACCTTTTTATTTGTATTTGTAACAAACACTTATGCTCAAACGGTAAAACTTTATTTCCCTAATGACACGAATAATGTGAACATTAGAGGTTCTGTGATTAATAAAGGAGATACGTTGAACGTAGAAGTGCACGCAGACGGTAATGGTAATCTAACTACTCGTGCTTTGTACTTTGACTTTGAGTACCCTAACAATGCCTTGCAGTTAATTAACGTAACTAATTCTAATACCATCTTGCCTGCTAACTCGCAGTCAACAATGAGCTATTATGCTTATCCTGGATACTCTTGGCAATCTACGACAGCTAACAATGTTACAGATGGAAATGTGAGGTATCGTTATTCATCTTACACGTATACGCAAGGTGGCACAAAGACTATTCTTAGGGTATACCTAAACTGGTCAGTTAACCAAGGAGGATTAGGTGTGGGCAAGTTATTAACCTTAAAGTACAAGTTGAAGACGGATGCACCAGGATACTCTTGGGATCCGATTAGAATGAACTTTGCTGCAGCCTACAATCAAAATGGAACAGATGGATCAACATTAATGACTACTCCACTAACGAGTGTTATTATGCTTGACCCTACGGCTAGTAAATACGTTACAGCAAGTATTGGTAACAATGCTAACGTAGATGAATTTAGTTTACATAGAGTAGCGTTCACTGACTCAGTTACAAACCAAACTTATCTAGTGGATGCCTTGTCAGATGGAAGCATCCCAGTTGACCAAACTAGATTTAGTCCAAATACAGTTTACCACGTACGTGTTATGTTTAACATGGACAGTATTAAAGATTTAGCAACAGCGGCTGTTACTGTATCTGATTACACTACAGCACAGGCTGAGTTTGTAACACAGAACTTAGATGGTACATTTAAGAATCAATCTATCATCACAGGGATGGGTTATTTTGCTGCAGATGTGAATAGAAGTAAGTTGTTTGATGGAGGCGACTTAGTGAGGCTATTCTCGCACGTATCAGGAGTGGACAACTTGGTTACATTACCCACAGGATACGCAGCTGGAACAGATATGTACATGAGTGCTCCAACATTTACAGAGGCTGAGTTTAATGCAGCCTCCGCATCTTCTTGGAAGGACATTACTAAGAACTATGTTCGATTTAAGACAGGAGTGATTGGAGAGAACTTGCCGTTAAAATTACGCTTTGTAATTCCTGGTGATATTAACCGTAGCCATAGCTCTCAGGTTATTGTTGGTGGATCTATTGCGACTAATGCAATACCTAGTTTAAAGAAAAACTTTGATGCATCTCAAACAGCAAGATTGTTAATAAACACGCCTGATGGCATTGATGTGAGTTTAAAGAATGTAACGATTACTTCTAATACAATTGATATTCCTGTTAAAATTAACACTAATACGAAACAGGTATCTGCGTTGCAGTTTGAGTTTACTTATGACCCAACTAAAGTTAAATTTGAGCAACTTATTAATGAGGTGCCAAATACTTGGTACACATTTGTGGATAACAAAGAGGGAAAGGTTAGATTTGGTTCATTAGATAAAGAGTTAAAGACTCCTATCTCAGGAGAATCTACTCCATTCAAATTACGCTTTAGCTCAATAGGTAACCCATTAGATATTAACACTTATATTAAAGTAACTCCTAATATGGATGCAAGTTCTAAGACTGGCTATCAGTTAGGGATTAATTTATCAACCGACTCGATCAAGTTGACGGGTTATAATAACTTCTAAGATGAATAGACTTATTATAGTATTATTTTTGTTATTCGTAATTTCGTGTGAAGAAATTAGCGTAGTTGAGCAGCCAATTAATCTAGGCGTTGAGTCTAAGGTAATGGTTGTTAACTCAGCAGTCGTTAAGGACAATGTATTGCACGTTAGCATTGCTACTACACCAGGGGCCAAGTATTTACTAGAAGTATATACTTTTGGAGGCAAAGAGCCTGTAAAGAAACTAGGCTTTACTGCAGATGCAGAAGTTAGTAATAAAAGTATTCCAATGGATACACTTAAGAAGGGTATGTATGATTTAAAAATCATTAATATCTCAGGAGAAGAAATTAAAAGACCAATTAACCACAATAATTATTTATAAAATGTCAGAAGAAAAAGAAGGAGGCTCAATTAAAGGAGCTATAATCGGAGGAGTAACATTGCTCATTACAACCGTCACAGGTGTGGTAGCTACTAAGTTTGAGTCTATATTTGGAGACAAAGAAGAGCCAAAGACTGAGGTGGTGCA